CTTCCCAAGCCTGTGAGGCGGGTTCGACTCCCGTATCTCGCTCAAATACTGATAATCAGCCACTTACATCATTTTTCACCATTAAAAACATAGTAAAATCCATCATTTTCACCCATAAAATAGGTACAAAAACGTGCATAATGTACGCCAATGTGAGTAGTTTTGTGAGTAATATGTGAGTAAAATTGAGTTGTGAGTAAAATTGTGGGTAAAATCTGTGAGTAAGTATGAATAGCATCAAGACATACGTTGAAGGAAAGTCTCTCAAGGTTTTCTTCATCATCAGTTATCAGGGAAAGAGATTCCAGGTCTATACCGGTATCACGAGTACCGTCAAGTTCAGCGGGATGATTTTCCCGAAGAGTGTTCCGAACGCAAGAGCCAAGACGGCGATGCTTGCAAGGCTGTTTGCGTCCGTGGAAGAATACATCTATATGAATACAGATCTTCCTGTAGCAAGGATGAAGGACGAAATCAAAGCCATCATCAACGGAAGGGCTGCATCTGTAGAGAAGAATATCCTCTACTACATCGATGAGTTCATCAAGACCAAGGCCAAATACAGCACCAAGGAGATCTTTCTAAGAACAAGGAAGAGAATAGAATCCTTCGATGAGCATGCGGATTTCGACAACATCGACAGGGACTGGCTCGAAAGATTCCAGGCGCATGAGCTCCTGAAGGGCCGCATGAGCGGTGGAATAGCCATCGACCTCAGAAACATACGTACGGTGTTCAACTGGGCCATAGACAACGAGATTACCACCAAATATCCTTTCCGTAAGTTTTCCATCAAGACGGAGCGTCAGCAGTACCTGTATCTGAGTGCCGAGGAGATGAGGGAGTATCGTGACTTTCCGGTAGAGCCTTTCATGGAGAAGTACCGTGACTTGTTTATGCTCGGGTTCTATCTGATAGGCATCAACCTCTCCGACATGCTCGAACTTCCTGCCGACTGCATCAAGAAAGGGCGCATTCAATACAAGCGCAACAAGACCGGCAGGCTCTACGACATCAAGGTTGAGCCGGAAGCGATGGAGATAATCAGGAAGTATAAGGGAAAGAAGCACCTTCTGTGTATCCTGGATGACGGAGCGAAGGAATCAAGCTTCCGAAGAACGCTTGGTGATTACCTGAAGAGAATCGGACCAACAGAAATGAAGAAAAACAAGCGAGGCGCCTTAATCAAGAAGGAAATCAAGCCGCTTCATAAGGATATAGTATGGTATACTGCCAGGAGAAGCTGGGCTACCATAGCTGCGAGCATCGATATTCCGAAGGAAGTTATCGGCAAGGCTCTGGGTCATAGTGAATGGGATTCATCCACCACCGACCTCTATATTCAGTTCGACAATAAGAAGATTGACGAAGCCAACAGAAAGGTCATTGACTATCTGAATGCTGATTTAGAGTGTAACAAAGACAACAAATAAAACTCAAATGACGTTTTGAGTTTTCCGAAAGGGCAAATAAAAAGGGAGGCTGTTAACCTCCCTTTCTTGCTATTTATCAGATAGAATAGTTTCAATCTTCTTGCGATAGTCAACAGAGCCGTCAATGAATGCGTGCATAAACAAACTACTATCGTTTATTGGCACGCTGATAGGCTCGTTTATGAAGTCATTTGTGACTTCCGAGTTATTCACCAATGCGGCAACAAGACGTTTCTTTTCTTAATTGAAACCTTGTGTGAATCCTGCGGCGAATGGTGTAAGCGAGTGAAAAAATGGTGTTTGTTCTTCACTCAGATTTTGCAGTCTCTGTTTCAGAGTCAGTTCCTTTGTCTTTTCCATCATTATTTTTCTTTTCAATTTCTTTCTCCATTTTATGCAAGCGTTCAACTTCTTGCTCGTAGAGGTTGTCAATCGCATCAGAATACTTTAGGTATTGTGTAAGGCTCTTTTTGCGCTGCATAAACTCAGCCTTATTCTTGTACTTCATACCTTGTATTGCGGTCAGTCTGTGACGCTGCATTTCAAGTTGCAGCTCATCGTAAAGCCATATCGTTTCTTGCACAGCATCCCTCTCATTGTCGTTGCACTTATCTGCAAGTTCGAGTGCTTCATCACACTCTCTAAACAAAAAGTTAACAAAGAAAATTGCAACCGCCAAAAACATACATAAGATAGCTGGCTCAAAACGATTGATAAACACATAAAATACACCAATTACAACTACCAGTAATAAACTGACGTTACCTATAGTAACAAACCCTAATACTTTCTTAATCATTTTCTTCATGTTTTTTGTTTGATAAATTATTGTTGAGACGAATATAGAAATCCTCATCACTCTCTCCATTCTGCTTAAAGCTAAGATTGTTATCTTCGATAAAGTCGAGGATAATCCAAATGCTCTTTTTTCCGAGGTTTCTAATCTTATCCAAATCAGACTTACCATGGAATTTGCGGAGTAAATCGCCTACGGTATATACGTCGCACCATCTGAACATATTCAGAATACGAACAGGAAAGCCACAGTCGTTTACATCTTTACCAAGTATTAATGGTGGAAGTATTGTTTCACCGATAGGAGTATCGCCTTTTGCACGTCTGTATTCATCATAACTAGCTTGTGTTGCTTTTAGTTTCTTCTTTAAACCATCAATCACGATTCTCAAATCTTGATTTGTAGCAATCTCGGCAATGGCGGCATCCTCGTTGTACGTCATCTTATTGCACGTCTTCTCTACAATCTGTCTGATTCTAGTTGCTGATACGCCATACTTGATTGACAACTCATCATAGGTCATTCCGTTAATGATGTCTTTCAGAAGACTGGACTCACGATAGGTCAGATTCGGTAATACACCAAGATGCGACATTGTGTTGATTACACCGAACAGCATGCCTACGGCGTTTGCAGCCAGCTTGCCGTTTGCGGTAGCTCTGTCTCTCAGCTCAGTGAGCTCTACGTTGATTGCGCGCTTGCGATACTCGACTTCCTTGAGTTTCTCGTCAATCATCTTCTCGTTTGCTGCAATCATCTTGTATTTCTGAGCATATTTCTCGATATCCTCGCTGTTGACATACAGGATGCCGTGTTCGCCTACGTAGCTTCCAAGGATGCCTTCCTTGATGTAGTTGCTGATAGTCTGTCTTGATACTCCCAGTATCTCGGCAGCTTTGTTTCTTGTTATTCTTGCCATAGAACTAATGTTTCATCTAAGTAAATACGCAGATTTTACGTATTTAGATTTTTATTTATATTCAGAATATGGGATTTTCCCACATTTTAGAACCCGAGCGTCTGAGGAATCTCAATACCTACAAACTCTAGAAGGTCACGGAACCTGTTATCATACCACTTAATCTGGGTCTGAGACTGAAAGTTCGGATCCTGGATATTCTGACCGAAGCACTCGAATCCCTTGTTGAGCACTTTCCATTTCCAAGGTTTGTTCTTATCTCTGCTAGGACGTGTAGCTTCGTGGATGACACCCTTAGCCATCAGGATCCTGTTGAAGGCAACAGAAGTGAAAGGAATGTTGTTTTCCTTAAGGAGGTCTTTCGCTGCGTGGAGCGTAGGAGCCTCTGTGCCGGCGTTGACACCTGAAGGAAGTGCATCCGTAGGGATATCGAACTTTTCAGCAATCTTCTTTGCCCAGCATATCTTGCTAGCCTCGTTGAGATTGAGGGTCTTTATGGTCCAATCGGCAAAAGTAAGATTCACTTGCAGCTTATCGTTCAATGATGTATGAGCGATGCTATACTGACCAGTCTTGCGGATAGAAGGAAGAACTTCGCTAGTTACCCAACGCTTGAACTCCTTTGCACGCTCCTGCTTACTGCCAAAGATAAGCGAATAAACGCCACTCTCGTTAATAAAGGTTGCGGATTGCATTCTACCCAAATTATCGATGATGTCACGTTTCGTTACATCATCTTTTTCCACATGGTCCGCAACAGCCTTACGACCATTTGAGTAACCAAGTGCATCTGTTACGTCATTCGCACAAAACAGAAGCTCTTTGCTTGTATCGTCGGTAATGACGCGTACTTGCCCAAACATAGGGTGATTAAAAATCGTAATATTACTCATATTTCCTACCTTAATTATTAATTATTCGTAAACTATCGCAACTCTCCTCTCACACTCTTCTACGGAAAATGCAGCAACGTACGTTCTGAGATTTCCGACATTTTTATACTCAGTATAGCAGAGCTCCCAGATATACTTGGCCTTGAGACCAGTCTTCAGGGTTGCGTCGATAATGTTCTCGAATGTATAAAACATACCAGTCAGGTTGTTATATAACGTAATCTGTCGATCGTCGTTAAAATCAACGCTATCATTGTTAGACGTGAAGTCTTCTACCGATTGAGCATGATTCATTTTGAGATTGAACTCATAGTAGCTCTTAGCTCTTTCGTACGTGTCTGCCTTTTTGCGAATAAAGCCAGACTTTTCTATATACTTGCAAAGCAAATCTTTTGCTATATCGAAATCAATTTCGGTCATCTCGTCCAAGACGTAATCATTACTGATTCTACAGATAAAGCGCTGCTTCTTGCGTATGATGCGGTCTTTTTGAGAATCGATAACCTTTTGCTCTTGCGAGTTGTGTGATGCCCCATCGAGTTCAAAGTACATTCTCCAATACGGAACGAAGAAATCGTAATAGCACCATCTTGTGCCAATCTTGTAGTTTCCCTTCTCTCTCGTGAAGTAGATGTTGGCATCAATTAACATCTGCTCAAATTTGGACTCGGTTTTCGAGTTTTTATTGAGCAATTTGTTCTTTACAGGAGTAAAACTATGTCTTACATACCCTATATTCTTTTCATTAACTTTCATCTTCCCTATATTTACTTATTTAAAATTAATATTTTCTTTTTTAAAAAGGTTATATGAAACAGGCAATAGACCTCTGAGAGAGTGGTTCTCCCCCTTACCCCCATCAGTCATTGAAACGATGAGAGCTTGGTAGGAATATTCCACTCGAAGTTACATGAACCCAGTATAATGAGCCCCTTCGGTCGGATCGGTTGCCAAATCGTACAGCACCTAATCTAAGCAGCTTTCTAGGTACGCCTAGCCCTGCCCGCCTTCTGCCTTCAGTTCCTGCGGTGTCACCATGCACCTCTTGTGACGTGGGTTTAAAGTCTGTGTAGCCGAGTGTATTTAGCCGACAAGCCACCAAGACTACTTGTTTACTCTCGAAAAAGAATAGGGAATGTGAAAACCCTATCCTTTGTTCGTGTTGCGCTCCGAACTCTGGATAGGGTTTCGTATAGGGAAGTGAATAATCACTGTATACTCAATGTCTGTTGTTTAGTGCGCAACTACTAACAAGCACTGCAAAGATACTACGATTTTCTATTCCGTGCAATAGCTCTGTTTTCACCATAAACCGTACTTATTAAAGTAAAAAGTGAGGACAAGTATTTTAAAGATACTGGTATAGCTAAAGGTTTCAAGCGAAGTGAAATCTGCTAATTGTAACATTCATTAAAGTACAGAATATTTACAATTAACGTAGTTTAAGAAAAAAGTGTGATTTTCGTTGCTCTTTTGGTGGTTATCTTAATAAAGTAGCCGCCTATCTGTAAGTGGATAAGCGGCTATTTATGGTCTAGAACTTCCAGACCTGGGTCTGATACTGCGTATCGTGGGATACGACCATCTCAGAGAAGTTGTCTATAGTTTTGCAGATTCCGTTAGTCTCTGCTTTCTTCAACAACTCCTCTGCCTCCTTCTCTGTATCGAACAGGGCTGCATCTGTTCTTGATGAAACGTAGTGCAGCTCACTTCCGAGGAATGCAACCATCTTGCCATCTTTGTCGTAGATGGTCACATAATACACCTTTCTTCTTCCTAGGATTTCTCCTGTTGAATTCTGTAACTTCATATTTTTTCCGCTTGACCGTGTTGCGTAGGGCTTGGTTATTAATTGACAGGAGCCGAAGCTCCCTATTTTTTGGCTAATCGGGGCCGTTTAAAAAAATCCCCTCCTACCCTCACGGGCAAGAGAGGACACTCATTTAAACAATCTAGCTATGAAAAACTAGAAATATCTTATTTCCCGCACTTAACAACTTCGAAAACACGATGCTCTCTGTCAGCGGAAAGTCTATTACCTTCTTCATCGCATATGTGGCCATCTTCGTTGACCCATAGCTTCTCGTTGAACATCTCTTCGCACATTCCCAGGATTTTAAGATATTCCTGTGCCTCGAAGATGACGTTCTTGCCATCACGCTCTGCCCTCTTGAAGTTATAGATAAGGTCAGGGTTCAGGTCTGGTGCAGTGATATCGTACTCATCCATTTCATCGTGATAGTGGATGTTGAGAATTTCCAACTCTTCCACCATTGCGGAGTTCGTGCCAATCTCGCCAGTCAGAGCCTTCATAACGGTCTCCTTTTCTAGCTTTTCGTACTTCTTCCGACACTCATTGATGAGTTTATTCAACTCTTCTTCTGTATAATCTTCTACCATATTCATTATTTTAATTGGTTAAACAATGGCAGGAGATGGCTGCTAACCACCTCCAGTTTTAGCTTAATCCTCATCTAGACCGTTATCGAGGTCTTCTTCATAGACGCCGAACAATCTCAGTGTATTGCTGTCAATCTCGGTCTTACCGACAATGTAGCGCTGTGTCATCTGTATATTAGGCATACCGTTACTGGTATGTCCCATCATGACGGCAATCTGCTCAAGAGGCACTCCCTTCTTTGAGAGATTCGTTGCGAACGAGCGTCTGCCGGTATGGGATGATACGAACCGATACTTCTTTCCAGTCTCTTCCTTTCCTGCCTTGAACACCTTCGTGTTCGTATCTATTCCGCAGTCACGACAGATATCGCGGAGTGCTCTATTGAACGTCCTTTCACCTATCTCACCCGGAAGAGGCTCGTCACCAGTACCGCATACGAGGAACTTACGGAGTTTCTTGTGAAGTGGAACCCTTACCTCGGTCTTTGTCTTCTGAGTAACATAGACGAGGAAGTGTCCGGTATCATCTATGTTCTCTTCCGTCATTCTCTGGCAGTCGCTGTAACGTGCGCCACAGAGACATTCCATGATAAACATTCTCTGAACATATCTTTTTGTTTTCCCGTGAGGGTTGTACTTTATGATTCTGTTTATCTCCTCATCCGAGAGATATACAGACTGGACCGGTACAGCCTTCGCTCTAAGTATTCTGCCGAACGTAGGACTAGGAATTTCCCTCGTAGCATCGTTCTCACGTATCACAGCCTTGATAGTTGCACATACGGTTCTTGCCGAGTTAGGAGCGTAGTTCTCCTGGATCTTCTCGAAGAGGTCGCGAAGGTTGTCGTCCGTGATGTCTTCCCATAATGGCTTATGTCCAAGCATCTCTTCGAACATCCTTACAACCTTAATAAGCTTAGGATATTTCCAAATGTATGCGCCATAGAACGTGTCATGCCTCCAGGCGTTGCTGTGATAATTGGCGAACCAACCCTGCTTGATGGCAGTCTTGTACTTCTGCTGCTGTGTGTAGCTCAGAAGTCTCTCCCAATCTCTTGTCTTGATTCTTATTTCTTCTGTCATAATTCTATAATTTTGGTTACTAGTGGCAAAGATACGAAAAGTTTATAACATAAACCATCGTCTTTGCCGTTTTTAACGCTAATTTAACCTTCCGAATGGGTCTGTTTCTCGACTGACACGAGTTCTATCGTATCTTCATTCCAGTCATTCCATACCTCTGCATAGTCATCTGCCTTATCTTTGGCATCTCTTTCTGATTCTGCAAGGAATACATAAGGCTCATCCATGTCGGCCGTAGTTCCGTCTTCATAGAGGAATCTGTACTTTGCCGCATAAGTGCTGACGTATCCACTCAGTTCGTTATTCAGCCCGGTCGCAATATCAGCGAGTAGCTCGACCGATACGCTATCATCCAATGCACCTACCTTGTGAGGTTCTTTATAATAGCCGGCACCGACACTTATGGTGAAAACCGGGATGTCGGTATCATCACTACCTACCTCTACAATATCTACAAGACTGCTATTGTTGACAACTACAGGCCAGCCAAGTTCTTTCTTCAGCACATTATGCTCTCTCATTATCTGGCGGATGGTGCATGCAAGTTCCATCTTTGCTGTTGAACGCAACTCAACAATCTTGTCTTTCAATACTTTTCTATCCATAATCTTAATATTTTGGTTTAACTTGATGCCCGCCATTCCTGGCAGGCTTGTTTGGCTACAACATATCTGCTACCTCCTGTCTCAATTTCTCGACTCTCTCTGCCCAATATACCAATCCGTGCATGTCCGCACTTCCTGTAACATGGTCAAGGCAAAACTGGCAGTTATGCTTTGCTTTCATCAATTCCTTGAATTTTTCGATTTTTTCTTCCATATCTCTATTTTTAATTGGTTAATACTGGGAGCGTGAAACAATAATGTTCCACGCCTTGTTCGGTTTTACACCGGCAGAGACACGATGTATTCCTTCTTCTTCTTTCGTGTTCTGCTCTTCACAGTGAATCCACAAAAATCTCTCAGCCACCCGGCAGCATTGCCGATGAATGGCTCGTTCACCATAAGGATAGGACGGAGCATTCCGTTCTTCTTCATGAACTGATAGTCGATGAAGTCGAACGGATCATCCGGGTCCTCACTCTTCTTTGCCCATATGTTCACGTCGAGATAGTCGATGAAGTCTCCCTCTGGCGGGTTGTCCATCTCGATGAATCTCTTCGGAGTTAGGAGAATCGTTTCTTTCGCCTCATGGGTCATAAAGAAATTCTCTATAACCTCGTTGAACTTGTTCATGTCCATCTGTTTCTGGACAATGCCCTTTCTCTTCATAATGTCGGAAGCTTTGAGCATTCTTGTACCTCTTCTTGCTGTTGCCATAATTCAAAATTTTAATTGGTTAGACATAATGTACCCCGTCATTCCTGACGAGGATTTTTGCTAGTGTGCAAGGAATCCTACCGCCTGACCTTTCCCGATAGACCAGCATAGTCTGTCTTCCTTCAGGCACTCTGTGCAGTTTCCGGTACACAGACGTGTTCCTTCCGGAGCAGACGTTCCGCTCTCGAAGATAGGATGCGCCTCCGGGAATCCGTGGCGGTTATCCATCTTGAGACCAAGCCATCCGCTGAATAGGATGTGCATGTTCTCAGGGATTACGTTGCCCTCATCGAGGTACTCGTTGCACACATCGAACATCTTCGTGAACGCCAGGAACTTGGTATCCTTGTGCTTGCGTGCAATATCGCACATCTTGTCAAGATACCATTTATCCTGGATATCACCACCGATATGGAATCGGAAGGCGCGAGGGAATCTGTAGTCGAGATACCCATCAATCTCCTTGAAGTATCGTTCAGGATCCTCGTGGAGGATGGCAGAATTGATAGCTCTCGTCTTTATGACCTCCTTGTAAATCATGTCATTGCGCAGGTCGTAGCAGCTCTTTGCACAGATTGCACAGTTACCGCAATCCATTACAGGGATAAGCGATACAGATGGGATAGCTCCCAATTTTGTGTTGCCATCGCTGATCTTGACATGCAAGTCGCTGACGTTCTCTACTGCATACTCATAAGCTGCCTGTGCCTTTGACAGACGAGTCTTCATTCCTTCCTTACCTAATGTCCAGTAATTTCTACTCATAATTCTAATTTAAAATTGGTTAAACTTGGGGAACAAAAAACCGGCGTGTCTCACGACAGACCGGCTTGAACCATTTAAACAAAATTTAGTTATGATATGAGTAGTCAGCCGCTGCTAACGACTGACATGTTGGCTAATCTTCATCTACTTTTACATTGTAGTGAAATCTTACAGTAAGGTAGTCTATACCCAGAAAGAATGTATAGATTAAAGGCTCTGCCTGACGTTCGTCGAGATACTGCTTCGTCTCGTAACAATATATGTTGTTCTTGGACTCGCCTGTTAGTCGTTTGATAATCTCTCTACCCCACTCTGATGTACTCCACGGGCGTAGCTTCTTGATAGATAGGTAGTTTCCGTTGTACTCTATCATCGTAGGTACGCCGCCGACAAATCCCAATGAGAACTTATTGCTAAGATATTGCGAATCATCAAAGATAGCATCTAGAAGTGATTCATCGACGACATTCTTTCCGTCAATAGGAGCCTTAATATACTTTCTTGTGTCTACGTTAATTTTCTTCATAATCCTTCATTTTATTGGTTAGACATTGAATCGGTTACCGAATCAGTAACCGACTTTTGGCTAGAATGGTCACCGGCTGGCGCCTTACTCTATAAGTTCGATCTAGAGAGCTTTAGCTCGAAGGATTACCTCCAGTGAATGCACTGGAGGAGATCCTTCGTTGAAGAAGCTCTTGTAAACACAAGCTGCCGGGCCACCATTCTTCAGGCGGCGAACCTTACGTCTTACTGATGATTACTTGTTCTCGCTCTTGGCTTTCTTCCATTCAAGAATCTTGCCCTGGACGCTGATATTATTGTCCTTGATAAGCTGCTTGAGTACACCGAGCATCTTCCAACCCTCTTCATCGTAGAGCTTGGCTTTAGATTCAAGTTCCTTCAGAGAATTTGTCTCTGACATCTTTCGTCCGTTCTTCATGAATCTTGCTCCGTGGAACATGATGAGGTTTCTCATCGTGTAGTAGGAACCAGAACCCTTGTAAGCATGGATGAATGCATCTGCCTGCTTGGTATCCCACGCGAGATGCTTGCGGTTCTTGTTGAACTTGCGAACGGCATCGTAGAGATCCTTGTGGTCTTCTACAGTAGCCATCTTGTTGGCAAGGTCACGGAGAGGATTGTATACCTTTCTATCCAAGTCAGCGACAAAAATGTCCTCGTTCTGAAGACGTACGTAAGGATTGCCCTTGCAGGTATGCTTATATGTCTTCTTCTTGTTTCCATACTTGTCTTTCTTGGTAGTGTAGATGCACTTGTCGTCAATGTAGCTGCGAAGCTTGTTAATATAGTCAATAGCCATATCGTATGCTACGCAACCGTTGAACCAGCGATATCTCGCCTTGGTGTTCTCGTAGTCCTTGTGGTCACACATCTTCATCTGAGCGTAGAGCTCATTTTCAAGCATGCGCCACTGATACTCGTAACCCTTGCGCTGCAACACCTCGTTGAATGACAGATAACTCTTATCCATGTCTCGCAACATGTGGAACATCTGGCTCATCACCCAACGACGGAAGAGCTTCCAGTTACTTACGTATCCACCCTCGACAATCTGCTTGCCTACCGCATCGATGGTTGCATCGTCCATATCAACAGGAACAGCCGCACCATTTTCGATTTTGATAAGCTGATCATCACCGAGAGGGAAATATTTACTAGTATCAACACCTGCTGCCTTAAGAGCTTCGAGACGCATCTGCGCCTTGGTCTTCTTACCGGTAGCTGCTGTAGCCTCTACATTGTTAGTTACGATGTTCAAGTTTTCACCAGTGATTGTTACAATCTGCTTCATAATTCAAATAATTTAAATTGGTTATACTAAAAATTTATTTAACTCTTGTGGATGAGGCTTACGCCCCACCATTGTTTGGCTCAATCCAGTCTCTGATGATAATCAGATCCTTGTCGTTCTCTGACTTCCAGAACCATCTTCCCCATCTGTTTTCCCATGCAAGGTTGCCTCTTAGAAGCTGAATCAGTATGTATAGCTCCAGCTTACATCTAGCTACCTCTCGTCGCTCTCCGTACATCATATCTTCGTCTGAGAGCTCTTTCTCCGGCAAAGCCTTGAAATAGTAGCGGCGATGGGATTCAGAACGTTCTGAAGGCACAGAATGCTTGTATGCCTTGTATCTCTGTTCTATTGCGAACAGTACTACTGCATGTGTCAGGTAAGGTGTATCTTTCGGCTTATCTTCCTCGGACATTACTATCTTACCATTCACCCTACATGTTCTCTTCTGGAAGTTGATGGTGAACTTAGCACCATTCTCAACTGCATTGATAATCTCGTCGTATGTCATAATTCTATTGTATTGGTTAATAGGGATAGTGCTTATTCTAGCACTATCAAATTGGCTTCTTCGAGTTCATCCTTACTCAGTACATCTTCGTCTTCTCCGATGTGGATATAGAATTTATCTCCGTTCGCCCACTCCATTGCACGCATATATAACCAGTGAGCCTCCTCGATAGAGAATCCGTCTGCACTTACAGAATCAAGCATCTCACCCATGCAAACTTCTGACGTTTCGTACTCTTTCTTGATTTCCTCAAGTTTCTTTAGTAATTTGCTGTTCATAATTCTTAAATATTGGTTAATAGGAGTGCGCTCAGAGAATCTGTTGCGTAACTATAAGGTCTTGATAAATACTGTATCTAAGTCCTGACAGATCCAGGTAACCACCTGGATCTTCAGGATGATTGATACCGTATTGTACAATCTATTCTCCTTGCGCACAATTTCGGCTCGCAATAACCTAGACTTATCTCATGTATTATGTTGCATGGATATATGTTCTTGATTCGATCCCGTGTTTGGATACCTGCGCCTGCGGTGATAACGGCAGGCGCAGGTATACCACTCACGTGATATTAAACCTCATACTCTTGATAAGTCGTGATGCAATTCACATGGTTGTTTGCAGGTACACTCATAGGTCTGTTGTCTTGCTACAGGCTGATGATTGGAACCAGCTGGGTTTACGCGGGGAGCATCGTTGCTCTAAGGATGACTCCCCGCGTTATTTACCCAGCGGGTATAAATACGCAACCTCCTTGTGTACCTCGTTTGGCAATAACGTTGTCTTCATCTGAGAGCGTGGCACGTAGCTTTATTAGTTTGATTTGAACTGTTGCGTATCGCCGGAGTACCCGGATAGTGTTCCGGGGAGGCCGGCGAGATTCGCCAGAGTTCTATAAACTATACTCTCCTTTAAAGACTACCCTCGTGCTAGGGTGATTCACTGACCGATGGCTCGGCACAATACTTTATGTTTCTGATTTGACACAGGATTCGCCAGAATAGATGATCCAGAGGTCGTAAGTAGTATACGACGCCCTCAGGATCAACTACTCTGGTTAAGAGACCTGTTGCATAAACTTCAGCCATCCGTCAGGGATTGGTGGTGTGCGCCACCGGTGGAAGTCATACGACTGGCACATTTCTGTACTTCATTGATGAGCTACGCCTTGTGCGTCATACGAAGGTCCCGAGTTATCTCAAGTCGTAGACTTGGGTAACTCGAGGCCCTTCAGTTTGAGGTCTTCGAGGCGTCGCCTGAATCTATCCGTCCTTCTTCCACGTCCGTGTGCTCGGATACAGAGTCTGCCGGTCAGAAGATACTGCGCATAGCTATATCAGATTGATAATATCCTGGTGGAGAGGATCGCTGGACCATCTCAGATTATGAGATGCTGTCCGCGATCTTCGAGACCGGATGTTTAAAACCTTGCGTCTTCATTCCGGCAAAATCCTTGCGCTAGGATGCTCATCTACAGAGTATTCACCAATGTGTTGTACGCAGCCCTGCTCGTTCGCAAGGCATTCTGAGCACAGCCGATTGATAGATACCCCTTGATTTCGCTCTCTGTCTTACTCCTGTTGGCTTTCACGTTCCTTCCACGACCTCGGTCTATGCAACCTACAGCCTGAGTCTTCACGTATCCGAGACCACCGACCTTTCTCTTGCCTGTCTTGACCGCACGGATGCAGTCCATGACGAATGCGTTGATCTTGTCGATGTCCTCTTTCACGTTTATGACCGGAAGAACCTGAGTAGCCCAGGAATAATCGCAGTACCCCTTGTAGAGATACCTGTTGACTGCATTGATGGCTTTCGTCATCGTGGTATCACGTTTCTTTATCGTCCTCTTCTCAATTTCCTTTTGGAAGGTCTTGATACGTGTGGACGAAAGAGAGATATTGTGACCCTTGATGGAATATCCGAGGAACTTGAACCAGTGATTCGCGTCAAGATACTCGACTTTCTTCGGGTTGAGCGTCATCTGCATCTTCTCCAGTTCACTCTTCAGAATACCCATAGCTTTCTCGTAGTCCTCGCCTACAAAGAGAATATCGTCAGAGTAACGGACGTAATATCCGTTCAGATTCGACAACATCTCATCGATATGGTATAGAACCACGTCAGCCAGCCATGCAGCAACAGAGCATCCCTGCTTGAGGGACTGATACTTCTCGCATAGGTTGTTGTCCTCATCGAAATAGATATCTGTGTGATAGTAGTCACGGATGACATCTATCAGCGCAGATTTTCCGTACTTCTCCTCTACTCTGTCAAATGCCCAGTCGATGAATCGGATTGGCACATTGTCAAAGTACTTGGATAAGTCGGACTTGAATCCGATGATTTTACCATCTGCTGAGTATATTATCCGAGAGACATCTTGTACAACACGGCCACAGCCGATACCTTTCTGGTACGACGTGCAGCGTGGATGCACCATCTCTGGCATCAACTCGAACAGGAGGTCGTTGGCTATACTCAAAAGGATTCTATCTACAGGCTCATTCACGTAGACCGTACGGAAATCTCCGTTGTCTTTCGGAATCTTTGCTGTGTGTGGCGGCATAATCTTGTAATTGCCTCTCTTGATCCTCTGATACATAGCCAGACGAGCCTCTGGTGTAGTCAGCTGATACATTACTGCTTTGTTCATGTCCTTGAACAAGCCTTTATCGATAGCATACTGCCATCTGGCTTTCTCGAAGAACATCTCTAGGATTCTGTCTTCATTCATAATTCTTATGTTTTGGTTATTGTGAGAGGGAGCTACCCTCTCTTTTTAGGCTTAGTCGATATGCTGGAGTGCTACGCTGTCATCTTCTTCGGATTCTCTCCAGTACTCCTGATCTGGTTCGATCTCGATAACCTCACCTGAGAAATTGTCAGCGTCAAGAATAATATCGCTATTATTATAGGCATCCTGCACTTTCTGTACGGCTTCATTCTCACTCTCGGCATCAACGCTGACTACCTTGTTCAAATGTTCTGTGACTGATACGTAATATCTCTTCATAATCTTTAATAATTTGGTTAATAATGTCAGAGGGATTGCTCCCTCCGTTTTTAAGGCTTATTGATGGTGATGATGCCTGTCACACTCATAGCGCCTGACGGCTCAAATTTGTCAGGCTCTAAGCCGCAATCTGTGTAGCCGAATAGAGAATCCGTGCAAGCGTCATACCATTCTGTTTCATCTGGCTCGTAATCTTCCGGCGCATCTTCAGGACACGCCAGCTCTAATACATCCCAGTAATTAAGAAGATATCCCTTGTACGCAATCTGAGGATCAGACCACTCTCCACGTGAGATAAAGCAGATAGTCTTACCTGCAACGTTGTCACGATGGATCTTGAAAAACTTATCGAATACCTTTTTTGCTTCTTTCGTCATAATTCTCTTTATTTAATTGGTTATAGTGATAGCCCGAAGGCTATCTTTTAGGCTAATGCGTTCAATACTCTGTGGGCGTTGTATGCGACAGGATTGCTGTATTTTACCCTCTCCAACTTTTTGCGCTCACAAACTTTCAGGCAATACTCATGTGCTATATTCTCTGATAGTGCATCGAACGTGTTGTGTGTAATATCTGATGGCTTACCGAAATAAACTCTGTAACCATCCCTGTAGCATACTATACGTCTGCCAAGTCTGTAGATGGTTCTACTGCCCTTCTCTACAAATGTAATTCTTTCCATAATTCTCTGTATTTGGTTATTGGCAGGTAGCCAACTGGCTACCAATTTTAGGCTTCGCTCCATGCTTTCCACGCTTCATTCGTGTTCTTGGTGATTGCCTCGTTCCAAAGCTTCTCCAATTTATAGAAAATCTTCTGGAAAGCCTTCGATGTTGTCTTTGGGTCAATGCGCTTGCCGAGATAAGGTCGATTACGTGTAATCGTAATTTCGTCCTCGCACCAGCAACACCTGATCATCCCATACTCCGTAGGAGAACAACCTAGGTAAATTCCTTTTGCGTCATAACGCTCTTTACGTAACCACTTCGGGTAAGGAACGTAAATGGTCCATGCGTCAACACAGAAACGGAACTCCTTTCTTGTGTCGTGATAAAGTCTCAATTTCATAATTCTTCGTATTTTGGTTGATAGAAGAGGAGCATGCAAGCTCCCCTTGGTTAGGCTGTTTCTTTTAGTTTGATTCCATTCTCTTCGAGAGCGTCTTTAATCAGCTCGTCAGAGTCCTCGTAGTACTCCCCCCAGCAGGAATCAATCTGCTCCCAGTCGTAGTCGTCCTCCGGCTCACGACCTATTTCCGTGAAGACTTTCTTGTAATGGACTTTCTTCTCTAAGACGAATCCCTTGACATCTCCCCACATCCAAAGGCCTATACACTTAACCTCATGCTCAAATAAGTCCAAGGCTCGCTTTCTCCAGTTTTTTGTATTAGTGTCACAATACTTGGAGAAACGCTTCTTGTCGCAGTAGGCATATCCGCTGACATAATCTCCCTGGTTGTATCCAGTAGAAGACCACTCGTAGAATGCAATATCCTTGCAGTCATGCAGAAGATACGTGAAATCGTCCTCTTCGAGGATATCGCAAAGTTCCTCTCTATAGTCGAATCTCTTCAAGTCGCTCGGGCAGAACTCTTCGTGGTTATACCACTCACCCTCGTACAGACTTTCAAGATACCACATGTGGTCACTCTTGTCATAGCGCATACGGTAATTGTCGACGTTTTCACTATTGATATAATCAATAATCTTCTTTTGTGACACGTAGTTACAAACTAGATCCTTCAATGCAGCCTCTGCATTTTCAGCGTCGACTTCACTGCTACAACCACGAGAAAGTCCCCTGTTGTATCCGTAATCGGAATAGTCCCAGAAGTAAACTCCCACCAAATCCCATTCTGTGCAAGGGCATTCGGCATCCTCATCCTGGTAAATGGTGATTCTGTAATCACCAATCTCCTTCTTAGCAAATTCGTAACTCATATCTAATATCATTTAAATGGTTTAACATTGAATACCCCCATGCTAGGGGATATTGTTAGGCTTCCTCGTAATCTTCCTCCATCATGGAGTGAACCTCTTCAAGCTCGTTAGAGAAATTGTACTTGATGTTGTACGTGCCGAAGGCTTCGAGATACCACTCTTCAAGATATTCTCTATCCTCGTTAGCCTGTTCGCTGTCCTCTGCGGCATCAAGTCTGGCTACCATCTGAGGATACAAATCGTAGTAATCGTCGCCATCGTAGTCTGATGCCCACCAAACACCTGTAACGTGCTTAGGATAATCCATAGACAAATCAGCGAAATTACCATTCATGTGCTGGTCAGGAAGATGGAGGTATTTCTTCATCTCTCTGTTTGCTTCGAGAGTAAAATCCCATGCCATAGACTGGATATTCTTTCCGTACAAATCAGCAATGTATTCTTCCATGTCTTCTGCGTCATCGAAATTCTCCAGGCATTCGCGATAGAGGCTCTCGATAACCGCGGCAAAACTTGCCACACCGATATAATCGGCTACTTTCTCGACAACTTCACCCTTGTTGTTCATAACAACTTCTATAATATTCTTTTCCATAATTCATCTGTTTAAATGGTTGATAATGGTTCCCTCCGAAGAGGGATTTTAGCTGATTAAACTCTCATTGAGCGTGTACGTGTCAATGTCGTACTCGTAATCGGTTTCGTCGGTACACTGGGATTGATGGCGGTAGCCACGCAATTCCTCAATCTGCTCTTTTGTTGCTCCATCGTCCTTGGCTACCTTACAACATCTTCTGATACTACCTGCTACAACAAGTAATTCGCGACTTTCGTGTGTATGCCAGTTGTCTGTGCGGTAGAGCGCATAAACTTTCTTTGCCATAATTCTATTTTTTTAAATGGTTCATAATGGTTCCCCACGATGATGTGAGGAGTTTTAGCCACATATGGCAATGTCGCCATAATTTCTGTAGAAATGCTTGTATGCCTCAAGACCACTGGCAGCTTTCAAGTCTTTGACCTCCAGCTTACCGGTATCCTTGCGCACCTCTGCAATAGAGTATGTATTGTCGTGCGTCCACTTGATGAGGTCCACACGCCTAACAGGATTCTCTACTGACTCAACGATTTTACACTTCAGTAAATCGTCATTCAGGATTTTCTCTAAATCACTCATAATTATAGATTAATTATAGTTACACATTATTTCAGTCTCACTGATAATTTCAGCACAATACTTGCAGCGATGGCACATTATGTAGCCTTTTGCCAGCAATTTGCTGAACTTCGGATATGGGCATTTCTCACCCATGCCAGCTCTCGTAATCTCAATTTTCTTCATATTTCAATCTGTTTGGTTAATAGAAATCCCCACCAGTGAGAGTGAGGATTGGTTTGGCTACGGCAGCTGGCTAGCCTTTGCCGCATTCTCGCAGTTGGTAGTCGTTGAGACTCCCTTCCACATCGTTCCAAAATGATCTACGCAAAGAATCCACAAGTCAAGCTTGTCTGAGTAAGAGAAGATAAGATCAGGGAAATTCTTCTGCATCCATTCCTTATCCTCTTCGCTCATATTAGTGAGGAACCACTGGAATATCTCGATTCTGTCCCTGCCTTCTTCATCGTCATTTGTCCACTCTGGATACTCGATGTTTTCAATCACTGATTCGTCATTCTCTACAATCTCGTTACAGAGGATGAACGCACTTTTTAGCCAGTGTACGGCTGTGTAGTAATCCGTTATCATAATTCTAATATTTAGTTAATAATCGCACTCCCCAAGCGAATGGGGAGATTTTAGGCTAAAAAATGTAGATGGCAGAAGTTCTACCTGTCACGGCATATAACTGTCCGCTCTCGCCTTTCAAGAGCATTCCGTTACAACCGTAAATTCCTGCCGCATACCCGATCTGAGTATAACTTTCAGGAATATCACTTCTTTTGTCTGCGTAGGTTACATCCTTTGCCACACCGCTTGCTACAAGCGATTTCAGCTGCTTGCATGAATATCGTTCCATAATTCTTTAATTTTGATGGTTTAACATGGTTTCTGTGCAGATAGACTGCACAGAATGTTTGGCTAGAATCTGCGAGGGCGCAGGTACGCTCTCTCAATCTCCTGAGCTTTCTTGTCTGCACGCGCTACGCGTCTGAAATACTCGCTCTTGTCGAGGTTCTTGCGTCTGCACTCTTCGCTGATAACTGCCTTGTGACTCGCTACGAGCCTGGCAAGGAACTTTCTGTCTCCGTCTGTCATAATTCTGAATTTTGATTTGGTTAATAATAGAAGCAGGACACAGGACGTGACCCGCTGTTTTGACTACTTGCCACCGCACGCAATACTATGAGGACAGCAATGAATCTTGCCATCCATCAATCCGTGAAAGCAGCACCCTACACATCTCTCTGTGACTATATCCCACTCTCGCTCTATTCCGTGTCTGTCAGTTACTCTTACTGTTTCCATAATTCTATATGTTTTGGTTAATAGCAGGCAGCACATTATCGTACTACCCATTTTTTGGCTAGAGATTGTACACCGGACTTTCTGAAGCACACAGAATCGTAGGACCGGTGAGGATGGAGAACGCACAAGGGTCGAAACTCTCGATTTTCTTCATGCTCTCTATCTTCTTCTGTACTACATCACGTATGGATGACAGATTAAGTCTACCGTCAATAGGCATGACAGAATCCATACCCACCATTTCAACAACGCTCACCTCATCGGTGAATCTCATGTTCACAAGGTCAAACTTGTTAATCTTATGATAAAACTGAATCCACTTGCTCATAATTCTACATTTTTGGTTTATAGGAGAGGGAGAAATAACTCCCTCAATTTTCAGGCTATGTACTTCTTGATGAACTCTTTAAGCTCGTTGAGCCGCTCGTCAATCTCCTCTTTGCTGCATACGCAGATGAAACGTGGGAAACAAGTATCCGTTATTTCTCCCATGTCATTCATGACACAGGCAAAACAACTTATATACCCTTCGCCGTTTTTATTGCTAACGCTAACATCAAGGCTCAGTCTTGATTGATTTTTCAATACTTCTCTCTGAATTTCCTGCAACTTAGGCAAAATCGTAGAGAGTATATACTCTATATTCTCCTTGTATTCTTCATCTATCATAATCTATATTTTTTGGTGAATAGTATGCGTGACAACCGCCACGCACATTTCAGCTCATGCACAATACTGCAATCTCAGAGAAACTCTCGGAGATAGCCTCCTTGCTACGATAATCTCTGTAGCCTCTGGTATTATTATTGTGCCACTGGCGTGCAGCAATCTTGATCTTCTCCATCTCATGCATAAGCGCACGCTCAAAATTCTTCTGTGATTTTCTGTCTAACATAATTCAATTTGTTTAATGGTTCTACATAGTATGCCCAGGAAAATGCCTGAGCACATTTTTGGCTACTCGTACTTGTTGAGCAGGAAAATCAGAATACAGCCGTCTCCGTTCATGAGCATCTGACATTTGTCCTCATCTGTAATGATGTGGGCGCAAATCTTTGCGAACATAGGAAACGGCTCATCCTCCATCTCGTCATGATATACTGCCAGGTATGTTCCCGGCAGCAGAGAACGTGAATCCTCAGGATCGCCGCCGAACTCATCGCACGCCTGTATAGGACATAGAACTCTCTTGATAGATGTGTGTGTACACATATCTTCCTCGCAGTCCATGCCCATCATGATATCAATTAACTCACACTTGCTTAATTCCTTTGTTATCGTCTTGTACATATTCTTAATATTTTGGTTAATAGAAGAGAGGAGCGGAAACTCCTCTCTGTTTTGGCTACTTTCTGAGACCTACGAACGTTGTAGTTCCCTCTGCTGTGTAACTGGCGTTAAGCTCTGAAATCTCGTTAGCCTGAGCTATCACAGTTTTCCTTAGCATCACGTTTGCTCTGTGACAATTATACAGAGTAACTGACACTACACACAATGCAACACACACTACGGCAAATAATGCCACGAAAATATTCTTCTTCATAATTCTGTAATTTAATTGGTTATATTATCGTACTGCCTGGATTCCTCCAAGCAGAATTTAGCTAAATGTTTCCAAGCACAATTATCGTACTTTCCAAATCTCTTAAACTCCAGGAAGGATGAAATTCTCCAAGCGGAGTGTAGATCGCCACAGCTCGCGGAAATACCACTTGCCCTTTTTCGTACTGCTCCAAATATATACAAGCAGAATTCCGTAAAGAATTCCAAGCACATTCAGGAGAATTATCGTACTTGCCAAGCAAATGAATGCCGGCGCACTCTGAATAAATCCAAGCACAATTATCGTACTTGAATAAATGATTTGTCTCACTTTCATATCTATATTTTTTGGTAATTGTTCCGTAGCCACGCACGACAATTATCGTACTGGCTACAGATTTTTAGGCTCACGCCACGCAGAATAATGTAAGCACACCATTCTTTAGCGACCCGAATTCTACGTGACTCAAAATCTCCTGAGCATCTGCAATGATACTCTCAACCTCGCACATATCGAGGCATTTAATTCTTAGCGTACTCATAATTCTAATATTTTTGGTTATTGTTCCCTACAAGCGTAGGGATATTAGGCTTATTGAATTCCGGCAGACCAAGCGAATCTTTCTTCTTCATCATTCAGTCTGTAGATACTGGAAAGCATGCCAAACAGGCGAGGGCTGCTGTTAACGAGTTCATCGTAGGCATCCTCCGCACTCTGGTCTGTTACATTAATACGTACAAGCGTCTTTCCTATCTTCTTCAAAATCTGTTCTTTCATAATTCTAATATTTAAATGGTTCATAATTGTAGAGCGGAGATTTCTCCCCGCCCCGTTAGCCAGGATGTGCATCTTTGCACCACGTTTTATCTTTATCGTCTTAACTACGTGGCTCACACCCTACAGATTTTATGCTTCTGCCAGCAACTTGTTTATTTCTGAGGAGATAAATCTCGCACGGATGACAAGCAACCGATTTCAGTCAGCGTGGATAGTGTGTACCTTGAACGCTGCAATCGTGATTGCACACACTGGGATTTCTCGGGTAACCACTCCCGAACGGCTCACAACACCGAATAGAATATGAATTATGATTTCTTTCCATAAACTCTCATCTCGCTAGATGATACAAATCCCCTAGCCGTCGTGCCGTCTCATCTCATTCGACGCTCACGCCAGGAATTTTTGCATATCTCTCGGATGGATGTCTCTGAGTAACACGTTACTCTCTCCCATCTCGGTGTGCCTCTCGCACTCTCGATTTACTGAGATACTTCTCTTGAATTTTGGCAATTAGTCCCCTGAGGGAGAATAAATTCTCTCTCTGAGTTAAGCCCACACACCACGACAAGGTTTACCAAATTGTGTGGGAAAAATAAGGACACGACGACCCGCTCCAAGTTGAAAAACCTGGAGTAAAATTTCCCACTGGCTACCGGTCAGATAGTCAGCGGGAAAAACTAGATAGCTAGATTTCTCTAGCTACCTTGTTTTGTGTTACTTTTGCGCTGCTGCGAGTTTAGCTTGCAGTTCTGCTATCTGCTTTTGCAAATCTGTTATGCTTTCACTCTTTTTCTTTGCTACCTTTGCACCGCTTGAAAATGCTTGATGCAAAGAGCACAACTTAGAGCCCAAACGCTGCAAACTATCTATTATATTGGTTTGCACGTCCTTATTGTTGTTATCAAACCAAGCAAAGAAATTAGGTAGTTTATGCTTACGGGAAAACTCGCTTACAGCAGAACGCACACACTCAGTCTGCAAATTGCAATAGCTTTCGTCAGATAGCACGTAATTTGTTGCTAATTTGTTGTACTTAGCACGTGCACTTTCAAGGGCTTTTTTAGCCTCAATTACTTCTTTATCGGTGCACTCGCTTAATAGCTTTTTGCGGTAACTATTAAGCACTTCTAAACTCTGCGCTAATACTGCGCTACCTTTGCACTCAGTTACATAACTTGCAACCTTAGTACTTACGTGCTCGTAGCCTTGAGCACCTTTCATTTCTAAATCTTTCATATCTAAATCTGTTTAAATGAATAACAAGCAATATTGCTTGTTACCTACATAATAGCAAACCGCATACCAAACAACCAGTAAAAAATTGAGTAATTATGCATTTAACCTTTTATAAGTACTTGATTTATAGATAGTTAGGCGTTTGTAATAATTACAGCATTTGTCAGTAGTTGTTAAGGTTTAAATAATTTAACGTTTTCGTCAACGTGGCAGACTTGTAACTATCTAATAATCAATTAGTTATAAAACTATAGTGACAGTAATTGTTAAATATTTAACTTAAGAAACATTAATCTTTACAAATTGCTAACTAATTGATTTACAGGTAGTTACACCCGCCAAAGTGGCAGTTTATGTTAAGGTATTTAACTACTCATGTAATAACCTTTTACCAATTTAGTTAAAATGTATTCAATAAGTTAAACACAAATATTTATGCATGCATAAATATGGTAAATATATTTTGGTCAATTACTTTGTAATAAGTTTTGATGTTTCACGCTTTATTGATAATGTATAATTATGCAATAAAATGAATATAAACAATATTATAAAGTACTGGTTATTAAGATGTTACGTAAATTTTTTATAAATATAAACCGACAATTTGAAATAATTACAAAGATATTGTTTCACGATGGTTTACACTATATAAACCGACACAAAATGTAATAATTTCAGAAGAAACACCCCCGCACCCCCTTTATAGCTATAAATCAGCGCAGTAGTCACCTCATCTAAAAATTTTTTCTTCCGATTTTTTAGCCTTTTTGTAAAGTTTAATTACTTTTCTCAATAAAGGATAATTATGCATATTCATTCATTCGTTATTTATTAACATTTGATAGCATAAACTCTTACTTTGCAGACCAAACCATAAATGTATACCTATCCTTCATTTAATGTATACCTAAAATGTATATTTATACCCTTTATTTACTAGGGTTTTACCGGATATTCAGGATATTATCTGTATCTTTGTATTGTCGATATTTTATAGACGACATGTTGTAAGGATGACCTGACACGTGTTATCCTTCAGAAAGCCCCTGTTTATCGGGGTTTATCCTACACAATAACGGAAAATTAATATTATTATTGTACATAAATGGAAAATGGTATTGCTATAGACACATTGCACGCTCAGTTGCTTGACCTTTCGAGGCATGACGAGTACGGCTTCGAAGAGCTCCGTTGCCAGGACTGGGGCAAGGCAAACTCTGAGAAGTACAACAAGCTGAAGTCCAATTTCATCAGGTCAATGAGACGTCTGGCGAAGAAGGCTCCGGTGAAGTACTACAACGGTGCTTACTACATGTTCAACGGCAAGATATACGAAGCAGTTCCGAAGATAGTCCTTGAGCAGGCTTACCAGCTGTTGCTCCTTGACCTGGCCATGGCTCCAATGCTTGGCATCAGTACGGTGATGAACAAGTCATTCATGGAGGTGATAGAGTGCTACAACATACTGAGGCCTACCTTCGACATCGTTGCATTCGCCAACGGAGTTGTTGACTTCGGCAGCGGGTTGAAGTATCCGAACGTTATGCCATTCTCTCCCGAGTACCATGTCACATACTATCATCCTTACGACTACAATCCAAAGGCGAAGTGTGACAGGTGGATGAACTTCATCAAGGAGGTCCTTCCGGACAAGACGTCGAGGATGATCCTCCAGATGTTCCTCGGTCTCGGTCTCATACAGAGAGGTACTGCATACAATCCGTACGAGGGGAAGGAATCATCGAAGATTGAGCTCTGTCTTCTTCTTATAGGTACGGGAGCCAACGGAAAGAGTGTCATCTTCGACGTTGCCTGCAACATATTCGGCAAGGACAGGATAAGCAAGATGGACTACGCCGACCTCACTGCCGACGGTGACGAGGGAATGAGGGGAAGGTATCCTATCAGGAACGCCATCTTCAACTGGTCTTCCGATTCTGACCCGAAGAAGTTCGGAAGAAAGAACACCGGTATGTTCAAGAGACTCGTGAGCGGCGAGCCAGTCCCGATGAGAAAACTCGGCAGGGATATCCTGGAGGGGAACTCAATCCCCTACCTCATCTTCAACCTCAACGAGCTTCCATTCCCTGATGATGCGTCGCTCGGATTCATCAGACGCTTGCAGTACGTGAGCTTCGATGTCACCATCCCTAAGGAGAGGCAGGACCCGGAGCTTGCGAGCAAGATCATCCGTGAAGAGCTGAGCGGAGTGTTCAACTGGATATTCCGTGGCGCGATGGAGCTGAGAAGCAGGAAGTACAGGTTCCCGGCAGCTGAGGGCAGCAGGAGACAGCTGCTCATCTCTCTTCTCGGAAGCAATCCTATCTATGCCTGGATAAGGGCGTATGATATGAGGTGCAGCCAAGAGGCGAGGGGCGAGATTTCGGAATGCATGCTTGCCAAGGAGATGTACGAGAGATTCGTCGAGTTCTGCAAGGCCAACGATGTCGAGGAGAAGGATATCCCTACGATCCAGAAGTTCGGGCGTGATATGAGCGACAAGTACGGCTTCTTCAAGAAGAGGTCACAGGGCGGAATGACGTATCAGGTGTACGGCGCGCAGATGATTGACCTGAAGCAGGAGCTTCTCATCAATGATGTGAAGAATAAATTGCGTGGTGAGGAGGACATCAAGCAGCCTGAGAGCTTCATTCAGCCTGATGATTAACGGTTATAAAACAGATTTCTATGATAGACAAGGAATATATCAAGGAGATTATATCCCGTATCACGAAGAAGAAGGCTGATGGGAATATTGTTCCGGCCACCGCTTCGATGCAGGAGATTATGATTGCTGTCCGCGATGATGCCCTGGAGTGCATGAGGACCATGTGTAACGAGAGGGAGATTGCGGTGAGCAGAACGTTGAACAGTGTTTCATTCAAGTGCCTATGAGAAGACATCACAATCCTAATAAAGTGCCGCCGTTCAAGCCGGACCCTGAGCATTGGACCAGGAAGGTTCATTCATGGAAGGCAAAGGTCGCATACGAGACTGAGGATGATGCTTGGGAGTTTCTGAATCAGATTCCGAGGTTGAAGGCACTTGGCTGGCATCCTTACTTATGCAAGGTTTGCTCAAAGTGGCATATTGGTAGGTTACATAATAAATAGTTGAGATATGGAAATTAGAGTTAACGTTTTAGGAAAGGTCGCATACATACAAGGAGAAAGTAGGGATAATAAGGCGAAAGCCGAACTATACCCATCAGGAGAGGGTGTGTATGCTGTAATGGATGGAGACGATTTCGTGTGTCTAAGAGTTGTGTCTTCCAAGATTCATGATGATACAAAAGGCGATTATTATGCATGTGTAGAAGAAAACTGGACGCATGCAAAAATCGCAAACTCTATAAACGTTATAGAGCACGAAGAAAGGTTGAAGGATTATATCGACAAGTGTTTCGGCCGTCTTGAAGCTATTGTTAAAAAAAACAACGATTGTATCAGTAGTGTAAGTGAAGAACTTGATGGCTTTATAAGTAATTCTCAGGATGATTTTTGCTCTATTGAGAAATCTCTTGAAAGAATAGAGAAAGATGGTGTTGGTAGTGGAAAAGGTATCAGCGAGAAGACATTATTGTCTGCTATCGAGATTGTATCAAAACAGAAATAGTTGAGAATATGAAGAAGAAAGGATATTACGAATACGACCCTGTTATCTATCCGAGATTGTTATGTGTCGCTATTGGCATGAGCCAAGAAGACGCTAATAAGTGTTTTGAAGGTAGAGATGGCGAGGTTTTGAAGGTTGATTTCTCTAATTCTGACGCAATAACCTACGATATAGTTAGAGAAAAGGAGAATAAGAGGCTTTGTTCATTTATTAATTTTGCAAGCAAGGATTCTATGAGAATGGGAGTTTGTTGTCATGAGGCTTCTCACGCATGCGATGCCATCGAGGATGATATTGGTATAGAACATGGCGGCGAGCCTTCTGCCTATCTGATAGGTTGGATTGCGTCTTGCATCAACAAGGCTCGTTTGGGTATTGGTGATTTTGTTGAAATTAAAGATAAGGAGGAATAGCTTATGGATAAAAACGAGAAATTAAAACTTGGTGACATTTGCCTTGCGCCAAAAGAGTTTTTTATAAATAATTCCGATGGAAAGCTAAAGCAGAAAATAGAAAGTTATGCGGAAGTCAGAAAAGATGGCAGGGTTATGTGCGCGGTTGTTGAGGATGTAAATTCAGTTTTCCCCAATGAATCATTATATACAATCGCTGTGAAACAAAAACAATTTGCACCTCCAATTAGGGTTTGTGTCAGTAAGGATTATAACCTTGATTGTTTTGAATTGCTTTCAGAAAAAGAGATGAAAGTTGCTGGTTTACTTTGGTTTTATTATGGTGTTTAATATAGAAGGAAATAGCTTATGATTAAGAAAGAAGATATTAAGGTAGGGCTGCGATTTTATATCATAAAAAATGATTGCTTAAAATGCAATTTTGACCCTATAGGTATTCATGACGGCAGAACCCCTATTCTGTTCAATGCCGAGAGAAAGGATGCTGATGTTTATATATGTACATCTGTTAGCACAGATTACAAGTATATCGCTCGTTTTCGCGAGGAAGATATTATGATGTTTGGTACAAAGTTCGATATAGTAACGAAAGGTGAAGGAGAAGCCGCAAACAAAAAGACGGAGCAAGTATCTCACCCATCCCATTACGCTTGGTTGAAGGATTTGTGCGGTGTTGAGCCTTTGGATATTTGCAGACATCTTGACTTCAATACAGGAAATGCTATCAAGTATCTCTTGCGCAAGGATAAGGTGGATGGCAACAAAACAAAGACTGAGAAGCGCATTGAGGACTTGCGTAAGGCGGTGTTTTATATCCAAGACGAAATAAAATTATTGGAGCATGGCACAGACTAAATACACTTGTAAGGATTGCGTATTGTTGAATGATGAAGATTCTGAGTTCCCATATTGCATGGGCAAAGACTTATATACATACGCAAATCCTGACGATGATGCCTGCGGAGACATTATTCCGCTGGTATATACGTGCAAGGATTGTTTCTTCTTCAAGAACGGAGCTTGTAACCACCCTAATGAGATTAGGTTTACTTCTGAGGAGAATCCATCTTGCACAGATTTCGAGTATAAGGAAATAAAAGTTGAACTTTAAAATATTGTTATCATGGCATTACCATTTGGAAAGACTATCAAGACAAGACACTTCACCGTTCTGAAGTTCAGTAAGAGCTTGTCTAAGAAAGAAGTTGCTTCACTCAGAGAGGATATCCCTGCTGATATCAAGAAGCATTTACAGAGAGGCTCGCTTCCTTTCATCAAGATTGCGAACATTGCCGGCACATGGGGTGTTGAATACTCTATCGGTACATCAATGTATGCTGCACTCGATGAATGTGTTCCTGTTGCTGTAGGAGACCATTATGAGTTCTCCAAGGATGATGGAAACATCATCGAGGCATTTGCCCAGCTTATGTATGCGGATACATCGTTGCCTGGCGATGCAGAATACACGGCAGGTAAGTTGAAACTCCGTGACGAATACATTTCTCGTGAGGCTGCAAGAAGAAACGCTGCTGCCGACGAGGGTAAGACAAAAGAGCAGCTTCGCAAGGAGAGCGATGAGGCTGTTCAGGAAGTCATCGACCGCGATAAGCACGCCGAGACTATTCTTAAGATGGCAGAGCAGATTAAGAAGGAAGGAGGCAAGGATGAGTGATAAATTGCTTGAGGTCGTTCAAGACCATACTTCCCTAGTACAGGCACTCCAGTTCGTTTTGGAGGCCGCAGAGACGAAGAAACTGCCTCCATACGGTGTTCTTCCTGTATTCAATGACGACCTTCTTAATGATAGGCTTAAGAGTATACTTGAGTTGGTTACCGGAGAGAAGTATCCTTAATTGACTTCAAAGTTTTCTTCTACTTTCATAATATAAAAGTGAGGGGGTGGCATCTGTGAAGACACCACCCCTCGTAACCAATTAAACAGAATTACGAACAGCAGAACGAATCTGTGAACGTATATCTGCCTGCAAAGGTACTTGGTTTTACTGAATTTCGAGTAAAACAAAGTTACTTTAACACGAATTTAACTATTTCTTCTTCTTTTGGAAGTCTGCCTGACCGTTTTTGAACAAGATGCACTCACTACAGGTTCTTGGTAGAGACAGAGGCAAGTAATAGTGTATCACGCTTGACTCCGTATCAATCTCATCCTGCTTAATCTTAGAATAGTCTGCTATCATGGCTGTCGTCTTTTGCCACTCTGGAGAGCCAAATTTCTGCTTGCGCTGAGCGATAACGAGGTTTCTCAGAATCTCTTCCTTTGAGGTAGCCTTAATAAGCTCCTCCTGGGTGAGTTCGTCGCTATTCTCGTTCTTCGCTTTCTTGCCCTGTACCTCTGCGATTCTCTTCTGAACAGACTCTAAAGACTCTAGCTTGTTCATCTCCCGTTCCAGAACGTCTTTTGTCCAGTTGAATCCTTCTCCCTGGAAGGAAATCGCCCAACAATCCCTCATTGGCATACCTGAGCCACGGAGACTTGCATAGATGTAATAGCGAGGGTCTTTCATACCGAGAGCCTTCGCCTTCTTGTATGTATCGACGGATAACGTGTATCCTTTTGTTTCTTCAATCATAATCTTATTTCTTTTTATTATCCTTGAATGCAAATAAAGTGTAACTTCGTTATTTCCTCCGAAAAACTAGCTCAACACGGCAAGCGCAGTTGGGATGCGCCGGGATTACCATCGTATCTAATGGATGTATATACCCACATAGGTCATCACATACCGGGCAGTCGTAGCTACTACCTCTGTGAACGAAGTATCCAACAGCCCCACTCTCCTGCCCATACTCCTGCTCTGCCTGTCCCCACGCCAAAGCAATCACCTGAGAAGCATTTCTTACGATATTATGATAGGCGTTCTTGTAGTAGCCCTTTCCGTAAGAAGGAACATCGATGTTAATGTCCTTTCTCTTCGCCTTGGTGATGACTGATGTGTGATATGGGTCTTTATAGCCTGTGCGGATGGAAGACAGGAGCTGCTGGTCTGAATATCCCATCAAGGTTCCTGCCTTGATCATCCTTACAATATCTTCAGCAAAGTTTCCGAGATAGACGGCGTTTCTTTCAGATGTCGTCTTTCCGTAGATGTCGCTGACGAGAAATGATTCTATGTTCTCGTTGTCAATCCCGAGAATCTTGCATGAAACCTTGGAGTAAGCAGAGATGTAACTGTTGATACTCTCCTCTGCATCAGCAGTAACGTTCTTGGCGTAAGAGAGCAGGGCTGACTCGTTTGTGAGCCTGCCCGCACCTCTGTATCGCTTACTTGCGGCAATTATTTTCTGTGTCGATTTCCAGAGAATATCTGCAACATGGTCCTCGCAGTTTCGGATTGCCTGCAAGCGCTTCCTGCTGTAATCGACAGAACGTTTTAATTCATCCATAGGCTATTAATGGGTTTGGTTGTAGTGCTGCCAGTTGTTCTCATTCGGGGCGTTCCGATTCTCGTCCCATTTGGTTCCTGACTTATTTGGGCGTCCAGCTCCGCGACCCGTACGTACGTTTCCACTACCTCCATTCTGAATATTCGAAGTAGCTTTCTGCTCCTCAATTGCATTTTGAGTTTCGTTATCCGCACGTTGCATATCCATGAGGAGGTCCTGCTGGTCTTCCTCCTTCTTCTCCCGCATGATACGGTCGTATTCATCGTTAACTGGGAAGTCTGGGCAACGCTCAGATGCGGTCTGCTTTGAGAGGAAGTTGTTCTGAACCGCTGTCGCTAAGTTTGTTATTATTTCAGATTTATTCTGATGCACATAGATTTCCACCCAAGCGTGAATAGGAAGACCGGTCATAGTGGCCATGCAGTTTTCTTCAACTCCGACACCATACTTTGAGATACGAACAAGCTGATCAAGGAACGGATGCATCTTCTTAGCATCGTTCTCAGCAACCTCGATGGCAGGAGAATAGAGCAGCTTGATGGCAACGCCCGGAAGGTCACCCGACTTCAGCTCCGGTGGCTTTACAGTGAACGAAAGCTCATAGATGAGGTCATACGACTTGTTGAGCTGTGTCGCAAATGCATCGGAAGCGTCTGTTCCGTTAATGAAGTCTGCATCACCATTCGTATCGGTAATCTGAATCATCTTAGCCGATCCGTCTGTATCTCCAACAACGGTAATGTCGTCACCATCGCCCTTCAGCTTCATTATAGGGAAGGCGTAAGCCTTGTTGTTCTCGCAGAGATAAGAGAAAGCTTCCTCGTAGTCCTCGATGTTCTTCTGTACAACAGACCAGCATGGACCGTCATCGTTTCTTACGTATGCAACAGGGATAAATGGGAAGCCGTGAGCTTTCTCTTCAACGCAAGTGTAGTCGTCGATTCCGAATATCTTGGCAATTCTCTTGATAGTCTCCTTGACCTTGCCTTCGTTAACTTGCTTCTTGAAGCGGTAGAATGTCTTGTCATCCCACACCTCTACCCATTCAATCTTTTCATTGCCTTCCTCATCGAAGTCGTAATACTTGCGAGCAAACACAACGAGTTCACCAGTAAGAGGGTCGAACTGAGGATACAATGTGTCTCCTCTATCGAAAGCCAATGTGCGAGTACCGAATTTCTTGTTTTTATCGAAGAATCCGACTATAGCAGCTTCAGCAACCTTCATGTACGAACTTACAGCCTCATAGTGACGAATCTCCATATCGTGCATATACCATCCCTTCTTGAACTTGGCAAGGAGATTTATATACTCTTTCTGTTTCTTCATCTCAGGATCACCGGCAAGTTCAAACTGAATATCGTTACCTGTCATGTGGAGAACATGCTTCGTATGAATAACTTGCTGGAAAGCAAATGCCGTTCTTTGAATCTCCTGGACATACCATTTCCCGTCTTCCGGGTTCTTTCTCCAGATGTCAGGGTAGAGATCCTTGTCGAAGATTTTGTGGGACGTAGGATAGAACTCACGAAGGAAGTCCTTCTGAGTCTTAATCACTCTGTACAATGTATCTTGCGGCATCTGAGGGTCTTCATTATCGGACACCTCGTTCCTGCAATAGCCATCGTGGGTCATGTACCCCTTTGGCGTGAGTTCAAAGAAAGGCTTCTTTACGAGAATCTTTCTGAAATTTGTTACCTTGATAGCATCCATAATCCTTTTACCTTTTTATTTTTCTTTTTTGTTAAACTGAATATCATTACATAGAACCAAGATTCAAAGAAGTCAGGAGAGTGCCCGACATATTTCTTGGCAATCTTCTTAGGTAATAGCTTGAATCCCCTATCATCGCTATTCTCGTCACGTCTGAGCATCTTACGCTCCTTCTGAAGAATCTGTCTTAGGGGAACCTTGTCAAATCCGTTTCCTGAATACTTTCTTTCAAGCAGGGCCGAGTCGATGGAAATCTGCTTCTCCTTTATCATCTTATAGAATAACCAAGCACACTGAGACTTCAAGTCCTTATAGAGGTATTTGATTCCTTCTTCTTCCTGATGATTCCTAGCGATAGGTGCTGCCTGGTTGTTGAATGGGACGGCATCCTTGAAGAATCCCTTGAAGTATTGACCGATTCCCTGCATATCGTAAGTGAAGTTACATTCCTCGACACCCCACTCTCTCAGTTTGGCCTCAACTACAGAAACGAGCGTCTTAGGGTCCAGCCTCAGCACAACCAAGTCTTTACAATGCCATCCTTCCCAAAGCCACATTACGAAGTTATCTCCGCCGGTGAAAGCAATATCGGCAGAAGCTCTGCGTTTTCCATCTCCTATCTGTTCTGCATTGTCGTAGATTTCATCAAGGTCTTCCATCTTGATCATGTCATCACCGGCGGCCTTCCAGTTCCAGTTGGCTTCAAGGTCTCGCATACGCTGTTCCTCGTCCTGTTGGGCAAGGTTGGCGAGATATGAGGCATCGGTAGAGATAAGCTTAATGTTCTCTGATACGTCAGCGCGAACGAATGTTGCCGACTTGATGAACATTTCGAGCTTTGTATAACCAAGTTCCTCATAGCTGTCCTTCCAAAGGCTATCAATAATGCCCTTGCACTGCTCGTACACCTCTTCTCTCGTGTTACCCCAGTAGATTGAGTCAGGCGTATCGCCGTCCATGAAACAGTATCGTATAACTCCGTCCCGTTCCGGTATGATGTAGCCGTTCTCGTCAACCCACCAGTCAATGAACTTTCTCACCCAAGATTCCGGGTCTGGGTTACAGGTAATCCAGAAGCGGTTTCGGATATGCGCTGCATTTCGGTTGTTGGTCAAGAGGTACTTGAACTTCTTGTATGGACACTGAGTACCCTCATCGATGCAGACATAGGCATACTGGCGCCCCTGGAATCGTGTCTTGAAATCCTGATAGGCTCCTGCGTAGTACGAGAATTTGAGCCATCCTCCGTTATCGAAGTTCCAGGTCATATCGTTCTGTGACTTATTGTAAGTTCCAAATTGGGAGAACAATTTATAAGAGTCTGTCACTAAGGACTGTAAGTCGTCTTTTTCGTTACGAAGAATTGTTGCATGAAAATCTGGATTTTTAATATCCTTCAGAACTTCCATTAGGGAAGAGAACGATTTGGAGTTGTGAGTTACGATGAAGTCTTCCACCATAAACAGAGAGTTTGTGTTGTTCACTGCAATACAGCAGCACTCCTTTTCTCCTACATATTCAAAATCAACAATCCTTCTTCCCAGTTCGCTTACGCCGCCATTGTACTCGGTACAAAGCGCCTTCTTACGTGGAAGACGGAATAAACGTTCTGACTGATTAATTCTGATGTAAATATCATAATAATCGCTTGCCTCTATACGCTCTCCATTCTTGGTATAGTGGTTCTCGTACTTATTTATAGTGGCAAGGCCTCCAAGGCTGTTTACTAAAAACTTAACGTCTTTAGCAAGCTGCTCACTGACTGTCGCAAACGTACAATGCCCACGCTTATCCACAGTACCATCGGTATCCATAAGTCCTTGAAGTATAGCCCACCTTGTCTCTATAGAGCCAAACTTATAGAAATCGGGAACGGACTTATTGAAAGCGTCGCAGCCGTAAAGCTTTAAACCCTCAAGATCATTACGTAATCTCTCATCCTTGATTCTGTAATCACAAGCTATACTGCCTTGTTTTTGTGCATAGTTAGTCATATCGATGCCAGCACTCTCAAACTCTCTCACGATATCTTCGTCTGCGCTACAGAGCATGGCATCATAACTTCCATTCTTTATATTTGCGGTTATACATCCATCTCCAAGTATGGCGCCCATAACATAAGGTGAGCTCGCTGGTTTGTAATGGCGATTTCCCCAAGAGCGAGTAAACTTTACAGGCTCACACAAAGGTATGAGTAACTTGCTATTTTTAATCTCTCCAGTCTTCAGCTTTGCGAGGTGGTCAACGACCATCTGGGTGGTCCATACCCTATAATCGTTATTGATAGATAACCCGTTAATGATTCTCTTCTTACTTCTATAGCAAGTCTTACGAACATTCCAGAGGTGGTCGTATGACGCAATAACTTCAGACCCATCTACAAACTTTAGTTTGTAAGCGGGAAGTTTGCCGTGGTTTTTGCGATATACGACACGCTGCATTCCACCATCAGTTCCACTGATGATGTCACCTGCCTTTAAATCACCGATGCGCCTATAACCAAATGGAGTAACAACCTTGGTATCGATAAGAAGTGGTCCGCCTCGCGAGCCGCCAACTATCTTAATATCAGCGTCTATAGACAGCATGCGTTCCTGACCGCCACGCTGAGCTATAATCTTCAGCTTGTCGGGATGCTTCTTGTCGGCGTCTCTTAATGATTGGATATACTCTTGAGTGTAAATAGGCTCTCCGTTATCCAATTTTAATCCTGAAAATACATCTTTCTGCATAAATATACAATTAATACTGCAAAAATATACAATTTTTCTTTGATAATTGCATATTTATTCATATATTTGCAAAATAAAAGGTATATTTATACGTTTTTCGAGGTGGAGGGACCACTTTCGGGATAACATTTTTAATCAAAAAACAACATGACAAGAGAGGAACTCTTAGCATTAGTGAACAAGGAGGTTGATACCACCAAGTTCAAAGAACTTAGCCAAAAGACCATCGATGAGGAACTTGATGATGTTTTGGAAGATTTCGGTGATGACGAGGAAGCAAATTCCAAGTTGGTTACCAAGTTAGCAAACCGTCTGAAGCGTATCAACGGCAACTTGCACAAGAATATCTCTGACGAGGTAAAGAAGAGCAAGGAGGAGGCTGAACGCAAAAAGAAGGAAGAGGAAGAGGAGCGCAAGCGCAAGGAGGCTAAAAAGGGTGACGATCCTGACGACAAATACTCCAAGCTGCTTGAGAAACTTGAAGCTCTCGAAAAGGCTAACGCAGAAAGAGACAAGAAGGCTGCAAGGAAGGCAACCATCGAGTCTGTAAAGGCAGGTTTGAAGGATAAGTTCGACAAGGCAAACCTTGAAATGAAGAACTACTTCCTCAATGCTGCAATCGCAAAGCTGGAGATTCCGGACGAAGATGTCGACATCGACGACCTGGTTTCTAAGGCTGAGAAAATCTACACCGCAGAGTACAAAGAGGCTACCGGTGAAAACGGTATTCCTGCAAAAGGCAGTCGCACGTCTAGCGGAGGCACGTCCACAGATGATGACAAGTTTATGGAAGAAGTGGCCGAGCGTCGAAAGAAGAGATTCGGCGGTGGAGACAAGAAGTAATTTCAGGATAACAATTTTAAAAAGGTAAAAAGATTATGGACAACACTTCTATTTCCTACATGGAACAGATGGGTACTCGTGGTATGCTGAACCACGGTGCGACCATCATTCAGACAGAAGGTAAGGTCGGCGGAACCCGATATGTGTTTGCCGGTCTTGAGGCACTTATCAAGAATGCCTTCGTTCACCCACCTATTGGTGGTAAGCTTGTCAACCCATTCAAGGGTCAGGCTAAGATTTATGCCGGTGACTTGATCGAGCACGATCTTGGCTTTACAGCAGGCAACGAAGGTCCTGGTGCTACCATTAAGATTCTGAAGGCCTACGGCGTGGCAAAGGCTACTGCTGCGGCTACAGACACAGACATCTACATCGTTCGTAACGGCTTCGTTCACATCCCGTTCCCTGGCGACACCATCATGATCGGCCAGAAGGACTTCAAGACCAAGGCAAAGGGTGTGACTGTTTCTGCCGTTGAGGCTATGACTGATGAAACCGCAGGTGACGTTTGGAAGGTTACTCTTTCTGCTGCTCTCGGCGCATTGAAGGTAGGTGATGTATTGGTTGAGGCTGCAAGTGCAGGCGAATCCGTATTGCCTATGGTAACCAACCCTAACTGCTTTGCTCCGAACGACAATGACTTCCCATATTTCGATGCCGGCGGCGACAAGTACCACAAGCCTCGCACAAACGTCAACTTCTGTATGTTGAATCCAGACTGCGTTATGTGGCTTGACCGTATGGGTCCTGTTCCTCCTGCTGTCAAGGCGATGAACAAGTCACTCTACCCAGAGTTCTGGCATATTTAACCTATTGTCTAACGTAAAAAGATTGATTCAGGATTATGGCAAAAATTGATATTGGTGTCGAGCAGCTTGCGAAGTTCTTCACTGGTAAGGGCAACAACACTTACCTTCAGAAGTTCGTCAATCGTGACGGCGTATTACGCTGTAACCACGGCTGGTATCTGACACAGGGTGACATTGATCCAAATCTCACCCCTACATCTAACAATGGTGATGCAACCTTCAAGGTTCGCACACGTACATTGAACCCTGCAACCTTGATGAACCTCCGTGCTCCTCTCGGCGAGGGCTATCAGAACGACCACGAGGGTATTGAGTGGTACACCGCTTCTATCCCAGACTTCGCTGCTGACGGCTTCCGTGAGACTGCGACAGAGCGTTACCACAAGATGAAGCTTCTCCAGGATGAGTTCGGCAACGACGCTGACCTGGTTGATGCTTACCTCGACAAGGTACAGGTATTGTACGACTCACTCGACATGACTATGACATACATGTCAGCCCAGTTGAGTTCGACCGGTTTCATCGACTACGACAAGATTGGTCGTGGTATCCAGGAGCCTCTGTATGACGCAAAGGTTCCAAAGAAGAACTTCAAAAAGGCGGGTACGCTTGCCTGGAACGATTCAAACTGCGACTTGCTTGAGCAGATGCGCAAGTTTGAGGAGGATTGGCGCAAGGAGAACATCGAGTACCGCAGTGTACCTCTCGTATGGCAGATGACCAAGAACGACTACAATAACGTATTCTTGAAGAACAAGCAGATTGCTGAGTTGTACAAGAGCTGGGCGAACGCTAACTTTGTGGCAGTTTTGCAAAACTACGGTCCAAACAACGCAATGTTCTTGAAGTCTGTTGTTGACCTCAACGGTCTTTCTCCTATCGAGATTGTTGATGAGGTTGAGCACAACAAGCGCTTCGATGGCACAGTTACAGAGATTCGTGGTTGGGCAGACGGAACAGTCGTTCTTCGCCCTGCTGGCAAGCCTTTGCGTTTCATGCGCAAGGAAATTCTCGATAAGCGAATTTTCGACACTCTCGGTAACAAGCTCGTGGACGTTGCTTGGGCACAGACCAACAACCGCCTCGGTTTACTTCGTAACATGGTCACAGCGAACGGTATGTTCCAGGAGTTCAAGACAGACTTGTTCCTCGCTTCTGTTCCTGCCATGCTCGATTCTCCTTACCGTTGGATTATCGACATTACCAAGAAGGGTTAATTCTTTAACGTAACTAGATTGTATGACTATGGATTCGGAGATGAACATTTACACTGTGAACGACTACCTTATTAATAAGGTGAAGTTCGAGATACCGATGAAGGCTCTGTTGGGCATCATGCACGACAGGGAGCTTGAAAACGGCATCGACCTCGAAGCCTGCGACAAGGACAAGGTGAGACTTGCCTATGCCGACATGCTGAAATGGTTTGTTCTTGGTCCGAGCAAGGTGAACAACACCTCCGATTCCGATAACGGATGGACTCATTCGGGAGGTGGCTATGATATGTCGGACAACGACAGGAGCGAGATGAAGGCAGAGGCTAACGCTATCTATGCAGAGCTGGAGCCTGATTCGATGCTCAAGAAGAAGTCCACCTTCCGGGTGACCTCCCACGGAGTAAAGAGGGCGAATTATTCTCCTTGGGGAGAACCTCTCCCTCACATCATCAAATAAGGCGTATGGAAAAGGAAAACATCAGAAATCCAAGATACCCTCACATCATCAAGATCGTGAGGAAGGTCGTCGGAAAAGCCGACCCTGATGACCCGTTTGCCGATGATGATGCTCCAGTTGGCGAGGACAAGGAAATCATTCTCTACTATGGCGAAGGCCGCAGCTACACCGATACCACTACAGAGGGAGACAAGAATGTCGACCAGAACAAGAGGAAGGCATCGATTCCGGTCAGATATGACGAATGGGATGCTGACAGATGTCCTCTTGACGGCGACACCATCTACTCCACTGTCGGCAACAACACCGAAGTAGGTATGGTTAAGGACTGCGAACCGGATAATAACAGGACTGTTGTATATTGGAATTTGACAAGGGTTTAGATTATGACAAGTTTATCAGGTCAGTTTTTACAGGTCGAGAAGAAAATCCGTCAGATGGCTGTAGCAAAGATGCAGCAGAAGATGGATCATGCGGCTGAAATGACAATGAAGGCTGCCGACAAGTCTCGCAACTATGATGACGTAACCGGTAACTTGTACAAGTCAACCGCTATCGGTACATATTACAACGGCTCATTGCAGTCGATTCATTACGCTCCTGGTCCAGAGCCAACCCGAGTGACCCTTGCGGCCGGGGAAAGATACAACCTTGATAAGTATTACCGAAGTTCGTTCTCCTTCAAAGACAGCGGACGGAGACCTTTCAAGGGTGAATATGGAGAAGGTGGCGAATATGGTCCGAACGCTGCGTGGGATGAACTTGTTTCAAGGGAACACAACAAAGGAAAGTACGATGCTACATGGCAGATGCTTCTTGTTGCCGGCGTAGATTACGCTAAGTTTGTCGAGGTAAAGAGAGGTCACGACGTGATTACCTCTCTTAGAGAATATTTGGTTAGATACTTTAGATCGATGTAAAATATGGTTAGTATTAAGACTCTATATTTCGATGTCGGTAATGCAATGAAGGGGATTTGTGACAAGCTCTACTCCCGGAGCCGACCAAAAGCAGTTGATACGAAAATCAACAGCTACATCGTGGTATACTTTCCATCTAGTATCTACAATAACGAGATGAACTCAAGTGGAGTTTACAATGATTTCACCACTATAGCTCAAATCGAATTGTATGTGCGCGATAAGAATTCGGCAAGCAACCTGCACACACTTGATGTATCTAGCGTTGACGAGAAAGTCCAGGAGATTATGGACAGATTTCCAATCTCCACAAAAAATCTCATTGTTTCAAATCCTCGTATAACACTACAGACAGACGACGGCGCAGGTTTTTCCGTGACGATCATACAGGGAAGGTTACGCACGAAATAAGTATTCAGGTATAACAATTTAAAATGTTTTAGATTATGGCTATGACAACTATTGACAAGATGAAGGACATTTTCAATGGTCCTAAAACTCTGCTCTACTCAAAGGCTATTACCGATTTGAGCAAGGCTACAGTTGACATCACCCCAGAGGTTGAGCTTCCGGTTACCGTTGACTCGCTGAAGGCGACTATGGATGACCCAACCATCAACCACTACAAGGTTATCGGTCTTGCAGGCGACTGGGCAACTACCGCAGAGCTCGGCGACTTCAATGTAGAGTTCGTTGTTCCTTCAAAGGCAAAGGACTTGCTGACAATTATGTTCGGCGAGGATGCTATCACCGAGCTGACCAAGGTTACCCTGAAGGGTACAGGTGACGCTACTCTCGACGCTACTACCGGCTTTACAGGTATCGCTGTTGAGCCTAAGAAGTTCAAGATCAAGGGCACTATCGTTATCGTTGACGACGAGAAGGAGAACCTCATGGTTATTACCAACATCGCTCTCTACGCTACATTGCAGTGGGATAACTCCGGTACTGAGCCTGTTGCGTTTAAGTTCTCAGGTTCTATTGAGGGTGCAGGTAAGCGTAGCATCGCTTGGCTTACTAAGGCTCCAGCTAGTGGGACACCAGGCTCTGGCGCTTAATCAAGAGGAAAAAGCTTCTTTAGGTAATTAGATTCAGGATAACAAACCGTTGGGCGGCAGGCTAATCAACAGCCGTGCCGCCCTTCTTCATTTAATAGCATACAATCATGGCAGAAGAAAAGAAAATAGAGCAGCCTTCAGTAGACTTGCAGGAGTTGCTTGACAGCGTGCTGCACGACGAGCCTACCGAGTTCGTGTTCAGAGGAAAGAAGCACAAGCTCGGCTGGCTTCGCAAGGGAACAATGAGCAAGTGTTCTCATATCAGGGCAAAGGAGAAGAATGAATGGAAACGCAACGTCAAGATTTGTGTCTGCATTCTCCTCAACAACATCTGGAAGATTCGATTCCTGTATTGGATCTACTGGCGCTGGCTCTACTACATCAAGGATGTGGACGTGGCCGAGGTACTGAGGGTCCTCGATGTTTCTAAAAAAAAAATTCCATCGAACGCATTCTCACTGGCTACCATATTAGCGACCGGGATGACGGACGTGATGATGACGATGACGAGGAGCGAAGCAAAAGCTATCCAAGCAGAACAAGCTGGGGAGCAGCCTTCTCACTAGCGGAGAAGTTCGGCTTTCTCTTTCAGCGCAAGTACTTCATCGCGGCCTACGACTACTGGTGGGGCTATTCATCGGCGCAGATTGACCTCATGGTTGCAGACCAGCCTCTTGTCGTCTATCCTAAGACGAAGAAGGAAGGTGGTCCGAAGAAGCATACCAAGAAGGAGATGGATGACCTCTACGACAGGTGGATGGAGAAAAAGAAGAATGAGGGAAGCCTCGTTGGCAAGAAGATAAGTCTTGCTGATTACTTAAACAATAAACTCTAATTTAAAAATATTCAGGATATGGCAGGTGGAAATATGGGAGACCTCAGTTTCTCGCTCACTCTAAAATCGAGAATTGAAGAGGAAACCAAAAAGATTATCAGAGAATTAAACAAGGTTGATTCTACTGGTAAGCAGGCACAGAATGCTTTGGAAGCAATATCCGAAGCAACAAAAGGTATTGGAGATAAGGGAGGTCGTAGTTTTGAAAAGCTAAACAACTTCGTTAAAGAATTACGTCGTAATATTGGCGTATTTTCAAGCGAAGATTTCTTCAGTTCGAAAAAACTCCAGCAGTTGGAGTCTGTCCAGGACGGATTGTACAAAATAGGCCGCATACTCGGAGAGGTGTCCAAGGAAGGTGCTGGATTCAACATATTTCCTAACAGCGTTGCAACTGAGGCAAACAAGGCAGAGAGAGAACTTTATAAGTTATCTTCTATTATTGACGAAATCAACAAACGCCATGGTGAAGGCATACAGATGTTTGGCGTCGATTCAACGAACAACATACGTCAGTCGTTGTCAGAGCTGTCTAAATACAGAACTGAATTAGAACAGATCAGGAATAACAGAGGTATTCATCCTATCACAGGACTCACTGCAACTGATGTCGTAAAGAGTTCCGGGTATCTTAATGCTATAGATAAAGCAAATACTTATGCAAAGGTTATAAAGGACGCAGCACGCGAGGCAAAAGAGGCAGAGAGGCAACGCCAGAATGATTTGAAGAACACGGAGCGTCGGTATGATTCTCTCGGAAATAAGGTTCGCCAGCTCCGCTCTGAATACAGCCGAGGAATTTCTGTCGGAGCAGATGTTAGTAAAGCAGAAGCTGAGATTAGCAGGCTCCTTTCTTTAATGAGGGGTCTTAGAACTATCAAAGACAGACTCAATTCAGAGAACTGGAAGGATAGCCTCGGTATGCTTGGCAATATCGGTAGCGGTCACGATACCACATTGGCATCAAGGGTTCTTCAAGACCAGAAGGCAATAAACCGAGAAGTTCAAAGAGGTGTTGAGCTTGAACAGAAGCGTCAGCAGGCTATCGTTGACTCAGGAGCTAAGATTCAGTCTCAGCTGGTTCGTGGATTTGAGAAAGCTAATAGCCATGCGGAAAAGTTGAATTCAACCGTACAGGACTTGAAGTCACTTTTCTTGCAGGGTGGCCTTGTGTTCGGCGCCCAGCAGTTCGCTATGAGCATCATCACAACTGGTGGTGAGATGGAGAAGCAGCATATCGCTCTCCAGTCCATCCTTGGTGATATGCAGAACGCGAACACAATGTTTAATCAGATTAAGGAACTCGCTCTTAATTCGCCATTTACATTCTCTGAATTGAACCGAGATGTTAAGCAGTTGGCTGCGTATGGAGTTGAGTACGACCAGCTCTATGACACAACCAAGAGGCTTGCGGATATGTCTTCCGGTCTTGGTGTTAGCTTTGACCGTATCGCATTGGCATTTGGTCAGGTTCAGGCTCGTGGCTGGCTCGATGGTAAGGAACTCCGCCAGATTGCTTATGCAGGTATTCCTCTGCTTGAAAAGTTATCTGAGTTCTACTCTAAGCAAGAGGGTCGAAATGTCTCTACATCAGAGATTAAGACTCGTATATCAAGCAGAGATGTAAGTTTTGATGATGTGAAGTCTATCTTCTGGAAGATGACTGATGCAGGTGGTCAGTTCTATAATATGCAGCAGGTTCTGAGTGAAACTCTGCTCGGACGCTACAATAAACTGAAGGATGCCTGGGAAATCATGCTTGCCGACTTTGCTAACGGTAAGAATATTATAGGTGGAACTTTCAAGGGTATTCTTGATGTTGTCACCAATCTCGTGCAGCAGATTCACGTCTTGGGTCCTGCTATGGTTGCGGCATTTGCAGGTCCAGCCCTTATGCGTGGAGTTAAGATCCTGGAAGGCGGCATTGGAAAGAGAATACTGAACTCAAAGGGAAATATTGCAAAAGAAGCAGAACTTAAGCTTTTGCGTGGCGAGAAAATAACTCCTGTAGAGAAACAGATTCTTCAGTACAAAAATCAGATTCGGATTCAGGATATTCAGGCACTCGCGAAGGCGAATGCGATAACAAAAGCCGAGCTCAGGCGATTGTATGTTACCGGTCAGATAACCAAGGAGATGTACAAGCAAGGTATGGCTCTCACCAAACAGGAGGGTCAGGTAAACAGAATCTCCCTTGGTGGAGTACTGAAGGGATTGGCTAGCCCTAGCAAATGGGGAGCAGCAGGAGGCTTGCTTCTCGGAGGCTTGAAGTCAGGATTCAGTTCTATCATCGGTTTTCTTGGTGGTCTTCCAGGAATAGCTATATCTGCCGGATCTGCAATCTTTGCATACTACTGGCAGAAGCATCAGCAGTTGAAACAGGATATGGAGACTACGGCTGACGAACTGAAAGACAGGTACACTCAGATCGGCGAGTTCCTTCGCGATAACGATGCAGATAAAGCCATTAAGGACGGTGATGAGAAAGAGATAGAAAACCTCATTGACGCATATAAGGAAAAGCTTAAGGAGATTGCTCCAGAAAAGGAGAATGCTTTCACTATGAGCCTTCTCGAAAAGAAATCGAATGAGGACAGACTTAAGTATCTCAAAGAACAGCTCATTCTTCTCAAGCAGGTTGAGGAGAGTACTCAGAAATCTCTTTCGGACGAGGGTACATACAAGAGATTCGACGAGAAGCTGTCTTCTGCAAAGGAAATAGCAGAAGCATTCTCTTCAGCATCCGCAAAGGCGAATATGATTAATGCCACCCAATCCGACTTCGCTAGCTTCAACTCCTGGGAGGAAAAGTATAAGAATGAGGTGAAAGCCATGCGCGATTATCTCATTGATGAGCTTGGAGATATTAGCAACAGCCCGAAGTTGCAGGGTAAGGCCAACCAGATTCTTTCGTCATTCTTTGCAAAGCAGGGATGGAACCAGGATGTTTCTGATCAGTTCCGTGCTGACGTTCTTAATGCGATGGGTGTTGAAACTGGCTTCTACGAGAACAAATTCAAGGATGCTCTCGATAACGCAGTAAACACTTCGTTTCCCTGGATTGGTGACAAGATTCGCAACAACCAGGAATTGACAGATGCAGAGAAGGTCCAGGTTTCAAACATGATGAAGGATGCTGCGGCTCAGGTTCAGAAAGACTATCCTTTTGCATCAGACGCATTGAAGCGAATGCTTGCGGCTGATAGATTCGAGGCTGTCATTCATCTCGTATTCAGGAACGATGACTCGGATCTCACTCAGCAGCTCGAAAAGAATCTCAAGGGTAGTGGTTACGACTACCATGAGAAGAACAAGTACGTCAAGAGCTGGGGAAAGGATGCCGGAGACGACTACTATAAAGCAAAGAGCAACGCAGAGTCGGACATTACTGCTACAAAAAAGGAACTCAACACCAGAAAGAATATGCTTGCGCTGGGTAAACTTTCTCTCGATGAGTTTACACAGAAGCAGAAGGAGTACGAACTTAAGATGCAGGCTTATCATGATAACTGGGTCGAATGGTTTACTGGTGACGACAAGAAGAAAAACAAGAAAACCGGTGGCCGTAGGTCAACAGGCGCGCAGACAGATAAGGCTCTTGAAGATTTGAGGAAGCGCATCGACTTATACAAGAAGATGTATGCTGAAATCAAGAAGTTTAAGGAGCTTTATGGAGAAGGTGCTCTTGGTCAGCTTGCTAATGACGGAGAGTTTGAGGCTATATTCAATGATAAAAAGAGATTCCCTATCTCCGACTACACCAATTATGAGACCTCTATTAAAGAACTCTTGAAGACTCTCCCGGCCTCAACAAGGGAGAGATTGGACTATGCTGCAAACGAGAAGGCTGGCATTCAAACTGAAAACCGAAAACTTCTCGAAGACCAGCGCAGAGACGAACTGAATGTACTCAATAAGCAACTTGATACTATATCTGAGCAGTATGAGACATACAAGAAGATATATGAGCTGACAGGAAACAAGAAGGGTTCAGAAAACATAGCTTTCAGAGGAACTGTCCAGTTTGATACATACAAGAGGTTCCTGGAGGAGCAGCTTGATATTGCGGTAAAGCACGACAACGTTCAGTCCGGCCTTAACTTGACTACGGACGAGGTTAAGGGAATGAGTCTTGAAAATGTCAAGGATAAATATGGCGAGGAGACTCGTGTTTACGATATCCGCAAGAAACTGGAAGACGAGAACAATAAAATCAAGAAGGAAACCATCGACCTGATGGCTAGCCTGATTGAGAAGAATGCTACCATTGCCCAGCAGATTGAGGACGAGAATCGCAAATACGAGAGACAACTTGAACTCATCAAGGGCATCGAAGACCCACAGATGAGAGACAGAGCCAAGGCCGGAGCCATAAAGACTCACGATGAGAATGTGGCAAAGCTTCAGTTCGAGCAGTTCAAACAGGAATCTGATTGGGTTGCCATCTTTGATGACCTCGACAGGGTGTCTTCCGCTACAATAGACTCAATGATTGAGAAGATTGACCAGTTCTCAATGACTACCGGTTTGTCTGTAGAATCTATCAAACAGTTGAGGGACGCTTTGGATAAGCTCAGAAATGAGCAGATTAGCAGAAACCCGTTCGGCTTCATCTTCGGAGGGGTGAATCGCGGTAAGGCTATCGGAAAGTTCATAAATGAGCGTCTTGGCGGTATGGACGATACTGCGAAGATATTCATCAGCAAGGAGGATGCTTCGAGACTTGGAATAGCTGGCGGAGTAAGAACCAAGGCGAGTCTGAAGAATGATCAGCAGTCAGCATACGCAGACTCGTCTAAGGCCATCTCTGAACTTGCGACGAAGATGCAGGCACTCAATACGGTTCTTGACCCGGTAATCAATCTATTCAAGGCTATGGGCGATGAGGATTCAATCCTTGGTCAAATTGCAGGTGGAGCATCAGGCGCATTCTCTTCGGCAGCAAGTACAGCCGGGGCTTTTGATACCCTCGGCAAAATGAAGGATCTCGGGTTCCTCAAAGATGCTGGTCCATACGCAGCAGCCGCTTCCGCAGCGTTGAGCATTGGCGGCTCGCTCATCAAGGCGTTCGGTGCAGACTACAGCAGCTACAACAAGGCGAAGGCTGAGTACGACAACCTGACCTCAATTTGGGATTCTCTCATCTCCAAGAAGACTGAGTACATGAACATCCATTGGGGTACAGATGCTACAGAGGCATCCAAGGAAGCTCAGGAAATGCTTAAGGCGGAGATTGAGCAGACCAAGGTTATCGCCCAGAAGAGGCTCAATTCTGGTGCTTCTGCCGGATCTCATTCTATTTGGTATCGAATGTGGAAGGGTTCGTATAAGTATAACGGTCATAACTGGCGTGATGTAGCCGGAGAAATCTCTTCGAAGTACGGAGTTAAGTTCAATGGCATGGAGGATATGCTCAATATGGACGCCGATACTCTTTCAAAGATAAAAAAGGATTATACCGGTCTTTGGGCTAGTATGGACTCTGAGTTCAGGGATTACCTGGAAAAGCTCATTCAGTACGGAGAGAAGGCTGATGACATGATTGAGGCTCTTACAGAGAAGCTTACCGGCAACAAGTTCTCCGACCTAGTGTCTTCTTGGGGAGATGCTATGGCTACGATGGCAAACACGTCAGACAATCTCGTTGACCATTTCGAGGAAAATCTGAAGAAGACCATCTTGAACTCCATGATTGAGAATATATATGGAGACAAAATCAAGGCTCTTCTGAAGAAGACTCAGGGGTACGCAGAGAATGGTGACAAGATCAAGGATTCCAACGGGAATGTTATTTCAGAATACACAGGAGCCGAGTATGCCGACGTAAAGAACAGCACAGATGAGCTCTCAAAGCAAATCGAGGCAACGAGAGATTACCTTAAGAAAACTTACGGATGGTCAGATAATAGCAGTTCTTCTTCTAGAAATTCCATTAAGAGTATTACGGAGGAGACAGGAGACTTGATTGCCTCATACCTCAACGCAATTAGGCTCGATTGCTCTGTCATGAGAACAGAACAAGCTAAGTACTATCCAGAGATGAGCGAGATTGCGAAGTCGCAGTTGTCGCAGCTTAATGCGATTGCTCGTAACACGTTACGAAATGCTGATGCAGCCGAGAGGATTGACGCTACTGTTTCTGAATTGAACGACAACTTCAATAGAGTTCTTAACGGAACAAAATCATTGAAGATGAAGTAATAATCGGGGGGGCGGATCTATATTCGTGCCCCTTTGTATATTTATGCATTTTTAATTGAATATTTCTTGCATATTTATTCTATTTTTCGTATATTTGCAATTATAAAAAGTTGATTTAAGGTATGAAAGATTATTTCAGGATATACATGCAGAAGGAAGGCGATGGGAACGAGGTGAAGGACTCCATCGCCGACTTCGGTATGTACGTTAGCGAGAGTCCATTCAAGCCTTGTGATTCTGTCAAGGAACCACCGAAAAGGGAGTGGCACGATGAGCATGGTGATGACGAATATATCGGAAAGGATGGACTCTACATGGCGGCATACGAGAATAAGGTCAAGTTCCTGTTCAAGGGCGATGCTTTCGGAGCCAACGAGAAGTGCAAGGCTTTCATTGACTATCTCCGCATGTCTGGCATGATGAAAATGTACTGCGACTTCAACAAGATTGGAAGGCAACATGTAAGACTGAAGAGCATTGATCCGGACCTGTACAGATACCCGGGAAACGAGGACTTGCTAGTCCTCTCTATTACTTTCAAGTTTAACGACCCTGTTACTGATATTAAGCCGATTAAGGATACACAGGGCAATATTTCAAATTTAGTATAGCATACAGATGAGCGCTTGGAATATTTATCATAAGGATGGCTCGAAGCTGACAGACGTTAACGAAGAGCAGATAACCGTTCATGGATTGGAATACTCCGATTCTTGGATGGGTGAGTGCTTCGTGACTATCAATTTCAAGCATGAAGTGCCTATCAACTTCCAGATAGGCGACTATATTGTCTATCGTGGCGAGCGATTCGAGCTCAACTACGAGCCGGGCAAAGATAAGCAGGCAAGACCTGACACCTACGGTGAGGGCTTCGTATATGACAGCGTAAAGTTCAACGCATTGCAGGACGAACTTGCCAGGGCAGAGTTCCTCGATGTGGTATTGAACGATAACGAGCTTCACTACACTGCCCTACCGAAATTCCCATTCTATGTACAGACTTTGGATGATTTACTAGACAGGATCCAGGCGAACCTCGATGAGCAGATTGGTGCAGGTCTTTGGAAGATTTACTCCCGAAACAAGGAGCGTTCCGTTCAGCGTGGATGCCTCGCGAGCGACTGGCTGTCAATGTACGGCGAAGGAACAAGAGATAACGTCATCGAATCGATGTCTATTACAGTGGATTCGCAGACCTGTTGGCAGGCCCTTGCGCTTGTGAACGAGAAGTGGGACATAAACTTCATAGTCAGAGGAAGAAACATATATGTCGGTACTACCGGAATACAGGCAAACCATATCTTCAAGTATGGCCTCGGTAATGGATTATATGAGATTATCCAGAACGCTGATTCCGACCAGAGTGTCGTTACGAGACTAAGAGCTTATGGTTCCGAGAAGAATCTTCCTTCCCACTACTATGCGGACCTCGGTGTCAAGTACGTGGCGAATATCACAAAGGTGGTTACGGCAACGACACACGTAGAACTCGAACTGGACGTTGATTATATCGAGACATACTTCAAGGAAAAGAGGAAATATAATTACTCTCAGACACCCGGAGATCAGTCGTACGGATGGGTACTCAAGGTTACCTTTGACTTCAAGACAGAGATTACTGGCTATGTGACGCAGGCGTACAACTCTAAAAAATGTAGATTCTATTCTGAGCTAAAGGGAACACAGACTGACACCGGAGATGAGGAGTCAAAGGAGAAGCTTGATGCGTTTATTGCGCAGGTTAAGGCAGGGAACACGAAGATGTATATCACATCCGGCCTCAACAAGAAAAATGTTCCTTCGTCCATGAAGGAATATGCAGAGAATCTCCCGAACAATATGTCAATCAACAGGCTTATGCTGCCTGGATTTCCCCATGTATCGCTGAGTGACTTCTATGATTCACTCACGGATGAGGAGAAGAAGTACGTGAACCCTACCGGAAAACAACACAGATTCTCTACTGACCCGCATAGACCATACATCGATTCCATCAACATCGATCAGATTGGTCTTCGTTCGGCATCGCAGTTCTTCGATACCGATGATAAGACGAATGGAGTCGTAGAAATCTACCCTACCATCGAAGAAATGGTTATCGGTGGTGTGCGTGTGGATGAGATTGATGAGGGTGTGGCTCCTGATGATGACGGAAGATTTGGCGATAATGAAACCGTAAAGAATGTTGATATCTATCTTAAAAAGGCTATCGACTTTGATATCAACGACTTAAAGGATGACGACTTCTCCATCTCGATGAAGGATGGTATGTGTGGCGGCCGAACGTTCAAGGTAGCATCCTCTACCAAGGTAGATGGAAGATGGAGACTCACTATCGAGCGAATCAAGGACGACGCTCTTGAGCTTTGGTTTCCATACAAGGACTATCCTATCAAGAAAGGAGACCATTTCGTTCTTACCGGCATCACACTTCCTGATTCGTATGTCAATGCTGCATCTCTGAAGCTTCTCAAATACGCCATAGCATTCATTGACAAGAATGACTATACAAGGTACGTCTATCAGCCGAAGGTAGATGAGATTTTCATGGCAAGGCAGCACGACCAAGCGCAGGCAGACGATACCGGAGTTATCAAGAGCCTCCACGATACGCTTAAGGCCGGCGACCTGATGAACTTCAATGATACAGACCTCAATATCGAAGGAATCATCTCTATCGACCAGCTCACGATCAAGGAAGAAGATGGCAAGATTCCTACCTACGACATAACTCTCCGCGAGGATAAGGAGTTTGGAACTATCCAAAAGATTCAGCAGCAGATTTCGTCGCTTCAAAGCGGAAATGGCGGAACTGGTGCAGGCTTGACAACTACACAGGTTAAGAATCAGGTTGCGACAGAGGGAAGCAAGCACTTCATCTCAAAGATAAACGATGACAACGCAAAGGGCACAATCACTTGGGAAAAGGTGCAGAAGTTCTTGCAAGGATTGACAGCAGAAGACTTATCCCAGTTCAAGAAAGGTGCAACTTTCGGCGAGTTTATACAAGGAATGCTCT